TGCCGGAATGAGGGGCGCGATGCAAAGCTGGCGGGACAGCCAGAGTCGGCCTGCCCCTACGACGAGGAGCTGGAGCGATCAGGTTGGCTCGACGGATGGAGCCGGGCATGAGCACCAACGACCGCCCAACAGAAACGGCCGCTCAGATTGAGCTTATTGAGGAAGTTCGCGCGCCTCTTCTGGCTGAAATTAGTAGGTTGCGCGGTATCATCGCCAGCGCCGCCGCAGCAATGGACTCTCTACACCCGGAAGCCTCTTCCGGTGAAATGACGGACGCAGAGTATGCGTCGCTATGGAACGCCACCGTGGAGATGCTGAGCAATGGCTGAGCAATCACAAACGGCCGACTGCGCTGGGGATAAGTCCACGTTCCCCGGCACGCCGTTCACGGCCAAAGACAGTCTTATCTGGCTACTGCGAGATGAGAACCGCGTGCTCCGTCGTGGGGCTTGGATAGGCATGACGTTTGCGCTCCTGGTCGGAACTGCGATCGGATTTGGTTTGAGGAGCATCCTGTGAGCACGGACAACCGCCCGACAGAAACGGCTCACGATGAGGAGCGCACGACTCTCGTCGCAATCTTTCTTTGCTTCACGTCAATTCTGCTGTGGTTGCTATGAGCGGCGAACGCCAACCCAAAACCGCCAAGCCCTGTCCCTGGTGGCATTGCTGGTTGCCCTTCGCCTACGTGTTCAACGAGATGCCGCGCTCCTCGCAATGCGCGGCGTGCGGCAGGATCATCGATGTGCGGGAGAATCATCAATGACTGACGATTCCAATACGGCCGGCGACCAGCTATGATCGACCACACCGATCTGGCCAAGCGTGCTGCTCGACCGCTCGTTGTGGAGGCCCGATTTGAGTGGAACCTCGGGCGCACGAAGGTTGTGTGGCGCGTGCGCGACAATGCAGGCACCGAGGCCAATGGGTTTGCCGACAATCACGTGGACGCGATGCGAGATGCGGCGGCATTCGTTGAAGCAATGGCGCAGCCCCGCGTTGGAAGCCTCTTCCAGAAGACCGGCCTAAAGGTAGTGAAATGAGCACGAACAACCGCCAGACTGAAACGGCAATCCAAGACGACGTGGATACGATCTCTCTCGCGATCCAAGAGTGCGACGACCAACCCGGGCGCTGGCCGCCCAACGCGCGCTCAACAGGCTAATAGAGGAGATCGAGCGTCTGCGCTCGGATGCTGCTGCGATGGAAGAGGATCGCCGCATACTCGATCAGGCCATTGCTCATAACGCGACGCTTGACCGAGACGAGATCGCCTACTGGAAGGATCGCAGCAATGAGCAGTGAGTCACAAACGGCCGCCCCTGAGATCAGGCGAAACCCGGACGGGACTCTGGATGAGATCGTGGCGTCAGGGTGTGAGTTCCACCTAGAACATATGAGCGCCGGGCAGTGGTGGATGTCGATCCGCTCGGGCGGCGTCGAGACCCACGTCACTCTCTACACGAGAAGGGACGCCTTGATTTTGGCGAATGTCATTGACCATGCAGGATAAGCAAACGGCCGACAGGAACAAATCGGAATCGCGGCACCGCACAATGCGGCTGTAGGCTTGTTTTGTATGGGATTCCTTTTTTAAAACAACGTTCTAACTAAATCATCACGAAGATCGCGCGCATTGTTTTCAATCCCTTAGCCGGTTTTGTCAGGTTTTGTATTTTCCGGTTTTGTAAGACGCACGATCGCTGCCTTAGCCATGCGCCCTTGATCCACGCTGGCCGTGTAGAGCTGCACCATCGACAGGCTCTTGTGCCCCGTGATCGAAGCGATCTCGTGGATGGTGCATCCGGCCTGAGCGAGCATCGCGGCGCACAACTTGCGAAGGCCATGAATGCCGAGCGGTGGCAGGCCAATTGCCCGTAACGCGCGTGGCAACTTCTGCGACAGGTGGATCGGCTTCCACGGCAGACCGCCCTTATCTACCAAAATGTGCGTCGAGCTCGTCTCGCGCTTCCATGTGTCAAGTTCGGGCTTGAGCGCCGGGTGAACGGGGATGGCGAGTTCCGCGCCGGTCTTTTGCTGCCTTAGTTGGATCGTGCGTCCATCGTATGAGGACCATGTGAGGGAGGCGAGGTCGCCGCGACGCTGGCCGGTGTAGAGCGCGAGGATAACCGCTCGTCGCAAATGCTCGGGCAACGCCTCTGTCGCTGCCTCAACCTGCTCTAGTGACCACGCTTCAAGGTGGCCACCAGGCAGCGGGCGAACGCGGTGCATCGGGGAGTGCTCTATCCATCCGCGATCGACCGCCCAACGAAATAGCGCGGATGCTGCTCGCACGAAGCCAGTCCCGGCCCCAGAGCCCCGCTCGCGCGCAATCGCATCCCGGAGTTCCAGCATCTCACGCCGCTTGATTTGGTGAGCTTTGAGATGCCCGATTTTGTCGAGCGGGCGCAGATAGATGCCGTAATTCTGCTTCGTGGCCGGTGCTAGGGCGCCCCATTCCGGGCTCCTCTCGTAGGAGCGGATCAGTGCCGATAGGCTGTCTGCGGCGGCTCTAGGGCGTGCCTTTGGCTTGTGTGCGCCGTAGCGGTATTCCTTAACCGTGCCGTCTGCTTTGACGTAGCGCACGACGCGCCCGGCCGGACGCTTCGATTTCTTGAACAAGGGCCGCCACCGCCGTTCTTGGGTCCGTTGAGGCTGTGCTTGGTTCGATCGCTGCGTCAAGGGCCTGCCTATCCCAACGCGGGGTGCGTGGTCCTAGCGCATAGGATGGCGCTGGCACGCGTCCTTGGCGGGCCATACGCAGAAAGGCGTCTACCCGCAGGGAAAGATGCCGGGCCGCTCCTTCTGCGCTAAGCCAACGTGGTTCCGTCATCGCGCCTCTCGTTCGGCACCAGCCGGTAAAACCACGTCCCGCGATACAGCCCATGCCGCTTCTTATCGACTATGTGCGCACCGAAACGCTTCTTGCGGAAATCGCGGATGCGAGCGGAAATGGATTGCGTCGGGTATCCTGTCATCTCGTGCAGCGCTTGCAGCGAATACCACCTCCCGTCGTGCATCGCACTCCATACGTCAGCCGCTTGTTGGAATAGGCGCGGGCCGTCTTGTTCGTGGTCGTAGGTTGCGCCGTCGCGTGGAGGGATGGCGTTCATTGCTGCCATACCCGTTTAATTATCGTCAGTGCGCGAAGCAGGCCGGGCGGATGGCCCTTATCGAGGGGCTTCATAACCTCTCGTAGAATCGCCTGTCTGATTTCGTGCATGAACAAATCGACGGCTTTGTCTGCCTCGCTTGGCCCGCTCATGGCTTCTTCATTCTCCCCGCTTCCAGAATGGGAAGATTGGCTTCGGTCGGCACGTACACGACGGTCTGGTTTTTGTTCTGCTCTAGGCCGTTGATCCAGAGATATCGCAGGTATGCCTCATTATCCTTGAGGCTATCCCCAATGATCTTGTTGGCTTGAGCTACGCCGCCAGCGCGCGTGATTTCGGCCTCTGCCTCAAACTTCGCAGAGTCCGCTTTAGCCTTCGCCTGGGCGATTGCGATTTGCTTGTTCTGGTCAGCTTGAGCCAACTCGGCTTCACCGGCCTTTGCGCGCTCCACACGTTGTAGACCGGACAGCCGACCATGCCGCTGCCAACCGTAAGAGCTAGGACGGCGAAGATGCCGAAGACGCCTCCAGCTGTTATGATGGGGCGTTCCTGTTCGCTCATGCCACACCCATGATGCGTTCACGCCTGTTGTACTGCCGCTGCGGTTTTCCTTCGGCGGCAAGTCTGGCACGCCTTGCCCTGTGTTTGCGGCATCCTTGCGAGCCTTCTCCATCTTCACGGCGGGGATGACTTTCTCTTCAACGAATTTCATCGTTGCCGTGAATGGCTTCACTGGCTGCCCTTGGTCGAATGCGATTAGAGAGCGTGCGGCGTTGGTTGGCGTGGTCCAATATTCACGTACGCTTCCGCCGCTCTTGCGCTTCTTTGTAATGCGAATGCCGTTCGTGGTGACGCTCACGTAGGACGCATCAGGAATGGCATCCTTGATCGCCATAACGATCATGCACTGCGTCGGGCATTTTGGCTTGCCCAGGCGGATGTGCTCTTTGGCGACATGTACGCTGAGTGTCTTGGTCATGCTGGCATCTCCTCAGAACGGGATTTCGTCGTCTAGATCAGCCTTCGTCGCCATTTTCGGCGGCGCACGATTGGTCGGCTTATCGACTACGTAATCCTTGACGGTGTTGCTGGCCTGGTATCCGTCGCGTGCTGGCCGAATGCCGAGCTTTAGCTTTCCGGTGCGGCCCTCGAAATCCGATCCTTCTAACGTGCCGCCGTTGTAGAGATGGTCCACCCCACATGCACTGGCGGCGTTTTTTAGTTTGTAGGCTACGGACTCTAAGAGGTAATCAAACACCGTCCGAGAGCGCCCCTCCTCGTCATAGACCTTGAGTGTCAGCTTAATCATCTCGTTGCCGGCCTTGCTGACCTGATCCTCGCCGGCCGTAACCTCGAAATCGTAAATCCCCTCACGCCAAGGCGTGAACTCGGACTCGTTTGCAATCTGCTCGTCTGACTTCGGGGTGAATTTCACGATAGCTTCTCCTTGAGTGTAGCAATGCATTTTTCGATCTTGGCGCCATCCATCTCATCCCAGCTTTCGACGGACGCCGCCTTAAACCATTTCTCGACGGTTCCTTCGGGCAGCTTGACGATGCTGACCAGCCGTTCGGCTTCGGCAACCTGCTCTGGTGATGCGAGGACAAGTTGCTGAACCTGCTTCTCGATCACATCGCGACCGTAGCGCTCAGCAAACTTCTCGTAGCTCCACTCGAAGTTTTCACCTTCTGGAAAGCCGGTCAGGCGCGATTTTCCGATCCGCGCGCGCCGCGTGGCGCCTGTCTTGTAGATGCCGAGCACGAGATGCAGCTCGTATTCTAGCTTTTCCCAGCCATCGAACGTGAGACCGACGACTTCGCGATTGCCTTTTTCGTCCTTGCCCCATAGGTCTTTCTGGTGACAGATGAAAATGGCATTCAGGTCGGCACGATTAACCCAGCGAACCAGCCTGGCCATCTGTCGTACCGGAGCCTTCTTCGATGCGCCGAAGGCATCCTTGTCGCCAAGCCGTTCGGACTCTTCGGAAATGGCCGACGCGAACAATTTAGTGATGCTATCGAACACGACCGTTCGATAAGGGTGCTGTTCCGTGGCGAGAGCTTGAACTTGGCCGATGACTGCCTCGAAATCCAAGCTGCCCTGATCCGGGCCGAAATACATTCCTCCGGCTTGGCGCAGTTTGTCTCGATAGTGCGCGAGATCGGCGCCGCCTTCGGTGTCGATGTAGTATACCGAGGGGAAGTCAAGCGCGCCCCAGGTTTTTCCGACGCCCGGTGGGCCGAATATCAGAACCTTTGGCTTTTTTGGAAGCACTTCTTCGGGTGCGACTGCGAGCAATCGCGAGCGGCGTTTGGTTGATAAGTCTGTCACTCGAAGTTCCTTTCCTCGAACGGCTTCGCCATCTGGCCGGCATGCCATGTGCGATAAGCCCGCTCCTCTATGTCCAAGGATCGCCAGCAGTGTTGGTGCTCCATGCACCAATCTGCCCTTTCGCATTCTCCGGTGCTGCTGCACGGCAGCTGCGGCTCACTCATCCCAGCAATTCCATCTGCCGAGGATCGACCACGATGCCATCAGCACGCGCCGCAAAGTCATGCAACACGCCAACCGGCATCTCCACGGAATCGCGCCACATGCCAAGCGTTGTTTCCTCGCAGCGATAGAGCTTGACGCGATTGTCGTAAAGCGTGGCATGGACGATGACGGTGCGGTCGCCGCGCGTCTCGACCCATTCTCCGATTTCAGCGGGGCGCATCACGCCCTCCCGACGATCGTGGAAATGCATCCGCTCCTGATCTGCTCTTCTGTCAGATTGGCGTCCTCCCATGCGTCTCCCACGATTTCGTCAATCGTGCGCCGCATCCGACGCGCCTCCAGACCGAGCATTCCGATGGAAAATGCCTCGTCGTGAAGGCCAAGTTCGGTAAGCCGGTCGATGATCTTCGCGTAGTCGCCTTGCATGTCAGCCTCCCTAGAGAATCGTGATCTCGATATCGTCGTCACAGCCGTAGTCGCAGTTCTGCTTGGTCAGGAAAGACAGCCACGCGTCTTTCTCGGCCGCACTGGTCAGCGTGAAGCGAACCTCGTATTGACCACGCGCATTCTTGCCGACCTCGAATTCGCTCATGCTGTTGAGCGTGGGCATTGGATCGTTGTTCACGTCAACAACTCCGCGAGTGCGTAGAGGATGAATGCCCAGCAGATCAGGCTGGCGATGATGGCCCTGGTGAATGCTGCGGCCGTCATGCCCGCACCCTCCGCACGACAGCCAAACCAGCAATCGGCGCAAGCAGCAGAAGCGCACTGGCCGGCTCGGGAACGCTGGTTGTCTTGATCGGCGGTGCTCCGTGCGTGCCATAGATAGACGGCGCAACGTCGAGAAGCTGTGGCGCTGGCGTCTTGCTGTAGACGGGGATCATCACAGCACCGCCGCCACCAATGGCAACACCGCCGCCAAGCCCGCTATACGCCGGCATCTCTGGCCAGCCCTGCGCAACGCCGCCATATCCGCCAATAGGCGGCGCTTCTGCGATTGCGGGCGGCGGCGCGAAGTATCCGCCAGGAGGCGCGACCAACGCTCCACCAAGCCCACCAGCCGCAGCCGCACAGCAGCCGTATACGACGACGCGCGGCGCATGATGAACAACGCTGTGCGCAACGTGATGCACGCGACGGCCGATCGGGCGAAACACGCGGCGGTGGACGCGATGCGCGACGTGGCGTGCGGCATGGCGCACCGGAGCGGGGCAGGGGATGCAGTCTATCGGCAACCTCACCGCACGCGCTCCAGCGTCACGCTAAGCCCGCACTCACGCGCCCACAGGATCAGCGGGCCATCGCTCGCGGAAACAAAAAGCCAGTCGCCTGGCGAGATCAGCGAAAGGAAGACACCATCGAAATATCCAGCGCGAAGCACGTCTTCGCATGTGGCGTCCGTCTTGTAGCTATGGTGCGTCACACCGCATACGTAGCTCAGCACGCCAAGGTTACGGACGGCGCTCCGGGGATGGTCGGTTTCGATGGTGGCGAGCATTGCGGCCCCCTGTGGTTTCAGTGGGGGGATTGTCGGACATTCCAACCTTTCGGTCAACAGGAATTGTCGGACATTCCGACTTTATTTTCCGACGAACTTTGCTACGCTTCCATATCGGAAACACGCAAAGGAGGGCTGCCATGTTGCGAACACTGGCTCTGGCGGGGGCGTCTGCCCTATCGCTGTTGGTTCCGAGCGCGGCCAGGGCCAGCGCCTTTGCCGACATTCAAGCGATCTGGGAGGTTCATTTTGATGGGCTGCTGCTGAACAACGCCACCCAGCCCGTCACGGGCCTGACCATCACGCCCTATGGCGACGCTTCATATGCGGATGGCGTGGCCAGCAATGCCTTGGCGCTCAACCGCACGCTGGCTGATGGCACGGCCACCTATACCGCCTCGGCCTCGGGCGGCATCCGCATCCAGAACACGAACATTCAGCACGTTGGGGGCGCTATCGAGCTGCGCTTTGACGCGTCCGGTGGCAGGCCATTCCTGACCACCGTTGACTATCCTTCGATCGAAAGTGTCAGTGCGACCAGCTCGGTTACATCCACATTCCTCGACAGCGTGGTGCAGTGCAGCACGTCCGGCGATCCGGGCGTTTGCGAATGCGTCCCTGGCCAGTGCTTCTTGAGCGATTTTTCCGAGCTTACGTGGTGGGTTGATATCCCAGCGCTAGGCGACACGCTCGACCTATCTTTCGCTTCCTCAATCACTGCCACGATGGTTGCCGATCCGCCGCCGCTGCCGGAGCCAAGCTCGGCCCTAGTGTTCTTAATGGGTATTGCCGGCGCGTTCGTCTCATATCTTAAGTTGCGTCCCACCGCATAAATTATTCTTTTGCGGGGAATGTTTGCAGTGGATTACACGTTAATCCACTATGGGCAGGAAACCGCAAGCTATGGACGGTCAGGCCGCCGAACTAGGCGGCCTACCGCCCGATATCCGACGCGACCTGATCGGCTTCCGCGATTTCGCTCTCATCCGAGAACAAGCTCTAGCCGAGATCGTCGGAGCGCCTAATAACCGCTCTCAACTCCGTGAGTGCATCATTCGGCAGATGATGCTCGCCTATACGGACAATCGCATCCTCCATATGTCCGAATACCAGGCGCTATGCCGCCGCTTCGCGAGCGCGCCGGCCATCCGTACGGAAATTGATCGATTGAAAGCCAAACGGGTGGTGACTTTACGTCGGAGTGCGACCGATCTTCGGGTGATTGAGGTGTGGCCAACGTTGCGAACCGTTACGTGGTATCGCACTCATATTCCTGAGTTACGTAGCAAAATCAGAGAGTTGCTGCGTCTCGATTAACGGAGAAATAGCGAAAGAATCTTTGATATTCACGCCAAGGTGACGCCTGTATGAAGGTTTGCAACGTCTTCTTGGAGGAATAAGTGCCGAGTTGCAGGGCTGCCCATTTTAAGCCTCCCGCGCCTCTTTCTTGGACGCGTCGCCCAACCCCACGTCCAATCCCTCAATCAGTTCCGGCGCCACAACCGCCAATCGTGCGGCAACCAGCGGGCTAACGTCGGCAAGCCGGCCCTCATAAATCCAGGTGGGGGATGTTCCTGTGACCGAGAGCACCTTCAGTACGTATTCGCTGTCTATGGGTTCTCGGCCGCTCTCTTGGTCCTGTAGCTTTTGGAGCGGAACACCTAACTGGATGGCCGCAACCTCATCCTCGGCCCACCAGGCACGGCGAAGGGCCGCTAGGCGGGATGCCCTTATATCCTTATGCGAGCGCATCTCGGCCTCTCCAGGGGCGGTCAGCCAATCGACCGAAACCCTGTAGAAATTGGCTAGGGCAATCAGTAGCTCGCGGCCTGGGAGGTCGTGACCGCGCTCAATTCCGGCCAGATGCGATCGGGATAGGCCAACCGCTCCGGCCGCATCCTCTTGGGTAAGCTTGCGCTCGCGGCGCAGCGACTTGAGCCGCGCCCCGAGCTTCTGATGTTCGGACATTCCGACATGGTATAATGAACCATCGCCGCGTGTGGCGATCCGTCCAACAATAGCGCTTGACGCGAACGTTGGAATGTCCGACAATCCGGACATGTCGCAATCTACCTTATCTGACATCATCGGTGGCCTCGGCACGGTTGGTCAGGTAGCTCGTCGCTTAGACGTTAGCTACTCGACCGTTTGCGGTTGGAAGGCTGAAGGCTTCCTGCCTTCGTTTCGGGCTATCCAAATCAGCGACGAGTTTGGCGTTCCGCTTCGCGACATGAAGCCATTCATTCGCGCGCCTCGGCGCTCGTCTGCGGATGCCAATTGATGGCTGTCTATGCCATTCGCGGTGGACAGAAAGGGCCGATTAAACTCGGCTCCGCAGACGCGCCGGCAGAGAGGCTGGCAGCGCTGCAAACAGCTCACTATGAGAAGCTGCTTCTGATCCGCACATGGGCTGGCGGATTTTCTGAGGAAAAATGGCTTCACCATCTCTTCCGGTCCTATCGACTCGTCGGGGAATGGTTCGACATTTCGGAAGCCGATCTCCCCGACAGCCTCGATAGGCTTCCGGTAAAGCCGAAGAAAGAACGTCTTAAGAAGCCAGCCGGCGAAAAAACACCGCTTGATCTTGCCATATCAGCGGTCGGAAGCAGTGCTGCCTTAGCTCGCAAATTGGGAATCAAAAAAACCGCTATCTCCCAATGGCGAGGCCGTCCAATTCCGGTCCAGCGCGCACAAGAGATTTCGCGCATCACGGGGATTTCTCTCCCCGAGTTGCGTCCCGATGTGTGGACCGCTCTGGATGGAAGCGCCTGATGCCTTACCCACTCCCCATCGAATCGGGTTGGGTGAATGTCGCGTGCCTCCCTACGCGACATGGAGAGCGTGGTCCCGGCCGAATCCGTCAGAGGACACGGGGGCCACGCTCTCTTTTCGTTTGCAACACAAGGAAACCCCATGTCTCGCGTATTTACGTTGATGATCCGTGGCACACTACCGGAAGGCTCCTTTGCAGAGGCGCGCTCGTTGAGCGCTCTGGAGCCTGTGGCAGACGACGTGAAGCAGAAGCTGCTGCTGGCCGGCCTGTCGGATGCGACTGTGGAAAACTCGATTTCCACGCCGCGCGGCCCGCGCAAGCCGAAGGACGCTTCCCAAGCGGCGTAGGTATTAGCTCCCGGACTCACAGGACGGGAGCAGAGGGGCCACTCCACCCCGCAGCCAGTGGAAGCCTGAGCAGAGACAGACAGCGTTGCAGCGCTTCTGTCGCAGCCGGTGAAAGCCCGGCGCTTCTCTTCACAGCCGATATTGGTTCGTTCCGTCATCACGGCACTTACAATGTCACATTTTTTGCCGGAAGCTCCGAAAATGTCTCCCGCTGTTGAGGTCGCGCAACAGTTGCGTGGGTGGGTTGTTGACGACGTTCGCGCGTGCAGCAACCGAGGCATAGTTAACGGGATATACACCGTCGCGAAGCGCTACGGTCTCACCGAGCGCCGCGTTCGGGCGATCTACCACAACGAAGTTAAGGCGCCGCTCGCGTGGGAATACCTCGCGGTGCAGCGCAGTCGTGCGGAACGTCTCGCAGCGTTGAATGCCGAGGCGTCCGAAATCCGGGAACAGATAAACGAATTGGAGGGGCGGTGCGCCAATGTCTCAGGTCAAAAATTGCCCTGGTTCTAACCGTGGGCTTTCAGACGGTTGGTCGCCGCTCTACGCGGCTCGCCAAGTGGGCGATGGATTGCCGGGATCGCTGGGCCTCTCGGGTGTGAGGTTCGCATGACAATCCATTGGACCGAGGAAATGGATGCGTGCCTGACGGAGATGCGCAACAGACGCGCCTCCTATCAGGAGTGCAGCAAAAAGATCGGAGTTTATTGGCAGGGCTGTCAGAGGCGAGGGAGGGCACTTGGACTGCCTAGCATTGTTCCTCCCTTGAACATCACAAAATGGACGCCTCGCATGGAGGCGAGACTTATTTCCTTGCGCGCGAAGGGCGCCTCGTGGGCTGAAGTAGGCGCAGCTCTGCAACTAAACGATGATGTTTGTCGTCGCCGCGCCCGTAGGATTGGTGTGGATACATCTAATCCCCTCTGGTGGACCAGGAATATGGATCGGCGGCTAATCCGTCTTCGATCCCAAGGGTTGAGCTGGAATCAGATTGGGAAACAAATGCACCTTACCTTGTGGAGTGTTCGCAATCGCGGGCGCATCCTAGGTCTGGTCAAACATAAAACGCCATCGGCCGTTCAACCGGCCCTCGACGAGGTTGGGTGTGCAAATCCGCCCAACACCGCAGCGGCTTCCGTCGCTGCGTCCGTGCCTTTAGTTTCCCTCCAAACTGGCGGCTCTGGTGCCAACGAACCCACTAGAGCCGCCTTTCTTGGGGAGGCAGCGTAATGGCGCGGCCTCGCGGATGGACCGCAGAAGAGATTGCCGACATTGCCCGGAAGCGCGCGGAGGGCATTCCGGCCGCCGTCATGGCGGATGAGTACGATGTTTCCGTGGAAGCGATCTATTGCGTCGCAAAGCGCCACGGCATGACCAAGATTCCTCGCGGCGCCAGCCTGTCTCCTAGGAGGCAGGAGTGGGTTATCGATGCCATGCGCAAAGCTGGCATGTCTCGACTTTCCCTCTCAATCGAAGATGCCGAGCGCGGCCTTGCGATGTGGAACCAAGGATTATCCGCATCAACCATCGGTAAGAGGCTCGGGCGATCCAAAGATTCCATCCTCGGATTTGCCCATCGCAATGGCTGGCCTCGTAGGCAGGCCGCTAATCCATCTGCTGCTGTAGGGCGACGATTCACCGATGAGGAAGACGCGATCATACGAAATGGCGTCGCCAAGGGGCTGGACGACCGGCAGATTTCCATTCGCCTCAAGGATCGTTCAGCCGGATCGGTTGCCGACAGGCGCGCGCGTATTGGCCTGACTGTAAGCCGCGAAGCGGTGCTCAACCTCCTACATGAGAGGAATGAGCTGCGTCGGCTGCGCGCCGCTAGAAAGAGCATGGAGCGCGTGATGGAACGGCAGGCCCATGAGAAGCCGTTCGTTCCTCGCGTCATCCTGCGTTGCGATCCGATCCCATTCACGCATGAGCATCGCGGCTGCCAGTGGCTTACGTCTGATGCGCGCCCGTGGATGGTGTGCTCCAACGCGCGCGTTGCCGGCCTGAGCTATTGCGCCGGCCACTACCACCTGTCGATCAGGTCCAGCACGCCTCCTACCGAGCCAGAAGAAGCGCCTGTAACAGAAATCGCAATGGAGATGGCGGCATGAACCGCGACGAACGGCTGGCATCGATTGTTGAGCGCATCGTCAATCTGGAGAATGAGAAGCGCGGATGCGCGGAGGATATCAAGGAGATTTACCTAGAGGCCAAGAGCGCGGGCTATGACGTGCCGGCGCTGCGCATCGTCGTGAAGCACGCCATTGAGAGCGACGCCAAGCGCTCTAAGAGGCAGACGGCAGAAGAGATCGCAGCAAGCATGATGGCGGCGTTGGGTATGCTGGGTGATACGCCGCTCGGTGTTGCTGCGTTGGAGCGCGCGGTCGCGTGATGCGCGGCGTGCTGGGCCTTGATTTAGCCGCCAAATACGGCTGGGCATATGTGGACTCTGCCGGGCGCTACGTCGCGTCCGGTCATCGAGAGTTACGCAAAGCCGATCGTGGCGCGTGTGCGCATCAGCTCCAGCAATCCATATCCGATCTCGTCACCGAATTCTGCCCTGATTTCATAGCGGTAGAGAAACCAAACAGCCGACACTACGGCGCCGCCCGCAATCTGTTCGGTTACGCGACCGTCGCGCATTGGGTAGCGCATGTGCGTGAGCTTGGCTACGCGGAATTAGTGCGCGGCGAATGCTATCGTCTGGTGGTCGGCAAGGGCAACGCGCAGAAGATCGCTGGCGTCGAGTGGGCCAGGCAGTTCAAGCCGCTGCTTAATAGCGATGATGAGTCTGATGCCATACTCGTTGCTTTTGCCGCGCACAAGCTGCGGGAGAGCAACGCAGAATGATCCAGCGCCGCGATGATCCGAAAGACATATGGTGCCGAGATTGCGGCTGCTGGCATTCACCACCCAACTGCGGGCACGACGTAACCGCGCCATGCCGTGTGTGCGGCAAGGGTGTGGGTCTCAAGTGTTTCGCGTCGGTTGAGGGTGAGTGCTGGCGGTGTAGCAGCGGAATTCCGCTATCCAAGCCAATAATCAGTGAGGTCGTGTGATGACACCTAGCGAGGCACATGATAGTGCTCGGAACCGTGATGCCGGACATGACGAATTACAGGCTGCCGTGTGGCGCTACTATAACGGAAACCCATACCCCAACGGGATTTTCCTGAAGATTAAGTCTTACGGCAATGGCGAGATATACAGGCCACAGAAAGCCTACGTAGAGTTCCCCTTTCTCGCCAAAAGTGCGGGACGCTATTCTCATTCCTCTAGAGTGGCGGGTTTTGCCGACGTTTTACTGAAGTTGGCCACCGTCGAAATGGATGAACTTCCAAAAGAACGAGAATGGCGTCTGAACTCCAGGAAGGCATTTACTAGCGATTGGGCTTATATTGCGTTTGAAATAAAACCCGTCATCTACAGTGTCGGTTCCGTCATAAGGCAATGCAAAGCTTTACATCATATCGCAAACCTTGGTGAAATTCCTTGTCCTACGGTGGTTCCAGTCGTTTATGCGACAGACCCCAAGATCTCTCTCCTTAAGGAATTGATGCCAGAAACTGTGGCTTGGGATGGAGACCGGCCAGTATGAGTCGGGCAAACACATGGATGCCGCTCTATATCGGAGATTATCTGGCCGATACCATGTCTCTAGAAGCTAGAGAGCACGGGGCGTATCTGCTTCTAATAATGCATTATTGGCGCAACGGCCCACTACCCACAGATGATAGGTCCCTGGCAGGGATTGCCCGTGTAGACCGTAAGACTTGGATAGGAGACACTGGCCCTATTGTCCGCCAATTCTTTGAGGAGCGATGTGGCAAGCTACACCACAAACGCATAGATCGGGAAAGGCAAGAAGCGCAAGACATTGCCGACGTAAAGCGTGCCGCAGCTCGGGCTAGGTGGTCCAAGGAAAAAAAGGTTTCCGGAACAAACGGGGGCACCCCTCCTGATGCATGTGCAGATGCACATGGTGATGCATATGCATCCGATGTGCATGTCGGGTGGACATCACCTTCACAGTCACCTTCACAGGTAAGAAAGAAAGAACAGCTTCCTTCGGAAGCTTGTCCGAAAACGACCCGCTATGAGCCCGATTTCGAGGAGTGGTGGAGGGCATATCCGTCGCGCCCAAACGACAACAAGCGCGATGCGGCTCGTGCTTACGCCAACGCGCTCAAGTCCGTCAGCGCGGGATTTTTGTTGGAGGAAGTGCGGGCATATCGCTTCCCCTCCGACCCGCAATACGTCCGTCATGCGGCTACGTGGCTAAACAAGCGGTCTTGGGAGGATCGTAAGCCAGAACCCAAGCCAACGCTCATGTCCCGTATGGCGGTGATGTTCAACGAGGACGGCTCATTGCGCCGTCCCGAGGAGTTCATGAATTGAACCAGATCGCGACCGTCGGCTACGCACTGCCTGCCGTTGCGATCGAGCCGCGCTTTACTGGCCCTCTGGAGCACGCCGTACGCTCGCACATCGAGCCGGCATGGAACGGGGAATACCAGCGCCTGCCGCTTCACCCCCAGGCTCGCCACGAGGCTGAGCGCGGTCGAGACGTACTAGCGTCCATGTGCCAGCCGATCGATCGTCAGCAGCTCGTGGCGTGGCTGTACCCGCTCGCGGCTGCCTCTCGCATCGTGCCCTCGGATGAGGATTTCATGGCCAAGGCATCCGTGATCGCGGTTGCCGTGAGCGACTTCCCACGAGCCTGCTTCACCGCCGAAACCCAACGCGAGGCTCTGCGCGTGTTCAAATATTTCCCATCGGCTGCCGACGTGTGCGATCTGCTGGAGCCGACGCGGAAGCGTCTGGTAGGACGGTATCAAGCCCTCGTTGCCATGCTCAGACCACGCGAGCCTGATCCCGAACCCACCGAACGGCAGAAACTTACCCAGGCCCAGCGTGACGCGATCTTGGCCGAGTTCCATCCAAAGTTCGAGGCGGTCATGGCAGAGGCTCGGCAGCCAGAGATTGCGCGGACGATGCCTAAGGCGATGCCAATGTCGGACGGCGCGCTGTTGGCGACTTATGAGAAACTTGCAGCGGAAGGAAATTCTGCGGCGGCAATTCGTGTGCAAATGCTACGCGATAAGATCGCGAGATTTACGGAATGCGTAAGGGATAACAACTCGTGACCTACATCGGCAGCGTGAAAGATGCGGAGAAAGCGATGTACCTCGGCAGCATGGCTTTGAACGGGATGAAGGCAAAGAAAGCGATGAGCGACGAACGGCTGGAGCAGGAACGCATTCAGGGGTTCTGCCCAGAAGGCGTGGAGGATTTCGCGGCTCGGTGGTTTGGGGCGATTGCGCCGGTGATGGCGATGGTTGCAGCCTCTGGCCACGCGCTGCCGTATCTAGCGGTGCCTCGTGAGCCCGCGACGGACGAGCAGATGGCGTCAGGGTGCGTCGAGGCGTTCAAGGGGCTGGCAGAGGAGATGGGTGCTATTGGCGCGGCCATGAATGCGGCGCAGCAGGCGGCCGATCCAGCAGCACAGCGCATTGCCGAGCTAGAAGCGCTTCTCCGCGCGTCTGAGGCGGCTCTGGCGCTCGCCACGTCCACGGTTAGGAAACTGAGGCCAGAACCCGCCCAGCACCCCTCAGAGCCGCTTAAACGGGCATGTTCCGTGTGGCCTGGGCGCGGCGGGGTGTCGCAGCTTACGGGGAAACCATTATGGGTGTGATGTTATATTATAACATCCAAGGTGAATGGGGATGCGAATGACCCCGATCACCACCACTCGCACGCTGATTTCCGGCGATCTCGACGGCGATTGGCAAATCGTAGCCGAGGGCGAGCGCGGCGTATGGACGTGGATGCCGCCGTGGGATCGCATGGCCTTGACGTGGTTCTGGGAGCGTGTGGACGCTGGCAGCATCTACGCGGTGCAGGGGCGTACGCCTGGCTATGCGAGCGACCACTTTACGCTGTACGCCAAGCTGGCGCGGCATGTGGTGCAGAGGAGGGCGGCGTGAGCGACCCCCGCTGGCAATGCCTGGAATGCGGCGGCATGGCGTATCCCACGAGCGAGATGTGTCCGTTCTGTGGGGCGAAGCGCGGCGCGGTTCCGAAACAGCACGGTTTCTTGCCTCCCATCGATTGGAAGGCGCGGCACGCCGAGATTAAGGCCGAGCGGGAGAAGTCATCGTGACAATCGAACGCCCGATTGACGACTTCTCAGGCCATGCTCCCGGCAGCGCAACATGGCCCGATCCGCTTAGCTGGGACAAACGTATCCGCAATCTGTCGGATCGTGTTGTGCAGCTAGAGTTGGAGATCGAGAAACTAAAGGGAAATGAGCGCGACACTAAACGCATTGTGCCGCGCATCTTTCGGTTTGGAGGGTGGAAGTGAGTCTTACCACTAATGCCTTGACAAACCTCGCCCTGATGCAATATGAACCGCAATACGGACGAGGGGTCATGCTGCCAATGACCAGCCAAAGCGCGAGTGGCAACCACCGCGCGTCGTGGGCCGTGGAACCTTTTCGTTGGTATGTCATCAACACCTATCCGAACGCTGAATTCGAGGTATTCGCCTCGCTAGGCTCGTTTCGCCGCTACCTGCCAACCATCGTTCAGCGGCGCCCCGTGCTGCGTCATGGTCATCGCGGGCCGCAGGTCACGAAGAACAGTAAAGCGGTTACGAAAGAGGTCATTCGCCCGTATTTCCCCGGCTATCTGTTCGTTGAGCTTGATCTATCCGATCCGAGCTGGGGCGCAATCAGGCATTCAACGCGGGGCGTGAAGCGGTTTCTGACGGGCGCGGATAGCCAGCGGCCATTGCCGGTGCCGCTGGGCAAGATCGAGGGCTACATGACTATGGGTAGGGCGGGCGACGGCGCCATTGATCCGGAGATTGTGCCGGAGTTTCCCGCGCTGTCGCCTGGCCAGGCGGTGGATGTGAGCGTGAACGGTGCGGAAATCCGCACCACGGTTCACATGACCGACCAGGAGCGCGTGTGGGTGATGATGCGGTGGTTTGACCGCGACGTGCCGACCGAGGTGCCGCGTGCGAGCGTGAGGGCGGTTTGATTGCGCACCATCTTCATCGGCCATAACCGCGTCGAGATTGACGACGCCTCGGCCCGCACCACGCTTTACGACGGCAAGCAGATTCCCGCCGTGCCGCACGATACCGAAAGCTACCGCGCCACGGCCGAGCGTTTGGGATACGGAAGCGAAACCGGCCGTATGTGCGTTGAGCACGAGTTGCTGCATACGGCGTTGGCCTGCTGGTTTGGGCTGTTTGAAAGCCCTGTGATGCGCGCGGTGGCGGAGGGCGACGATCCGGTGGGCGGCATTACCGTGCTGGAAGAGGAAGCGGTGATGGCGGTTCAGGCTTACGCCGTTGCTGCCGGGGTGAATTTGACGAGGCGACTAGCGGAGGTATCCGCGTGTACTTCAGCAGCGCACAGCTAAGCAGAACTCTCAACCGCATTGAGAAGAGGTTAGCGAGAATGGGCATCGATCTTACGGCGTTTCAGGCCGAACTGGCGCGTAACACCAGCCTCACCGGCTCGATTAAGCAGGCGATGGACACGTTGCGCGGCCAGGTGGATAGCCTGACGCAGCAGCTCGCACAGGCAGGAGTCGATCCTGCGACGCTGAGCGCGCTCCAGGACATGCAGGCCACGTTGAAGGCCAACGACGACACCGTTGACGCCATCGTGCAAAATACGCCGGCTGCTGGCGGCTCTACGGACGCTGGTGGCGGCGCTTCGACGGCCTCTGGTGGTCAGGGTGCGGACACGACTGGCGGCGCGGTAAATGGCACTGATCCGGCCAATGGCGGCACGCCTACGCCTGCCCAACCGCCGGCTGCTGGGCCAACTGGCTGATCGCTAAGTGTCGCGCGCTCCGAGTAAGCCGCTTGATGAGAAGGCGTCGGCATCGATTCCCCTCCCTAAGCTTTGTGTGGGAGGAGTTGCCGGCGCGCCTAAGCGTAAAACCAGCAAGCGGGCTCCGAAGCGCGCTGTAGCGGTCAAGGCGGGGGCTGCGGACGCCGCTCCCGTCAAACTACGCGGCACGACGCGCAAGGCGATGGTTGAGGCTCATAAGGAGCTTCACGAGGCGATCAAGCAGGCCGAGAAGCCATCGCTGCGGACGTGGGAAGACGTGCATTTCCCGTATGCCGAGCCGGATTACGCGGCAGAGAACAGGCGCAATCGGCAGGCTGCGGCGGATACGTGGGTTACGATTGCCACGGTGTTTGGGGTGATCGTCATTATTGGTTTGATGGCTTGGTGGGTTGGATAGATGGCTAAGGGTATTTCAGGCGTTCCCCCGGCGCTCGCCGCAGCGCGTGTCGCTACGCAGTTTAAGCCGGGCGAGGGCGGCAGGCCAAAGGGCACGCGCGACAAGCTCTCGCGGCGCTTCATCGAGGCTTTGGCCAAGGATTTCGATGAGCACGGTGAGGAAGTCATTCAATTCGTTCGTGAGCGTGATCCCGTCAGCTACATGAAGGTCGTTGCTAGCCTTGTGCCCAAGGAGATTACGGGCGAGGGCGGCGAGTCGCTGTTCAGCGGCGTGAAGATTACGCTGGTCAAGCCGGATACGACGATCAACTAGGAAGACAGCATGACCGACGAGCAGTGGGAAAACATCGAGCCGTTGGCGCGAGTGTACCTCGACCTTAGCCGGAAGTATAAAGACATGTTGTCGGCGGGTAACACCGATAACTTGGACGGTCTGCGCACCGGGATTGAGCTAAATCTTGCGAAAAGCAAGATGGACGATGCGGTAAAATCCATCGTAGGTCTTTGACATCCTTGTCTGAACTAAGTGCCGAATTCCCCGAGAAGCTAGAGTTTCTGTTCCATCCCGCCCGCTACAAGGTGGCGTACGGCGGGCGCGGCTCGGGCAAGTCGTGGGGCGTGGCGCGGGCGTTGCTACTCCAGGGATTCGAGAAGCCGCTCCGCATTCTCTGTGCCCGCGAACTCCAGAATTCGATCACGGATTCGGTTCACAAGCTGCTGGCCGATCAGATTAGCGAGCTTGGGCTGAGCGACTTCTACGAGATTCAGAACACGTCCATTCGTGGATTGAACGGCACAGAGTTTGCCTTCCGTGGCTTGCGGCATAACGTCACAGCCATCAAGAGCTTTGAGTCCGTCGATATCGTCTGGGTTGAGGAGGCGCAGACCGTCTCTAAGGCTAGCTGGGAGACGCTAATCCCTACGATCCGCAAAGAAGATTCGGAAGTGTGGATCACGTTCAATCCAGAACTCGATTCGGACGAGACATACACGCGCTTCGTAGCCAATCCTCCTCCGGGCGCTGTCGTCGTCAAGGTCAACTGGTCGGACAATCCATTTTTTCCTGACACGCTGCGGCGGGAGATGGAGCATCTTCGGGACACCGATCCCGATGCTTGGCTTACGATCTACGAAGGCCATTGCCGCCACACGCTTGATGGCGCGATCTACGCGAAAGAGGTGCGGCAGGCGACCGAGGAGGGCCGCATTACGCGGGTGCCTTACGACGCGACGAAGCCCGTTCATACCTTCTGGGATTTGGGATGGGCGGACAACACCAGCGTTTGGTTCGCGCAGATTGCTGGCTTTGAGTATCACCTGATCGATTACGTTGAGGGCTCGCAGCAGCCCCTAACGCATTACCTCAAGGTGCTCCAGGATCGCGGGTATATCTACGGCACCGATTGGCTGCCGCACGATGCTCAGAGCAAGCAGCTTGGCACGGGCCGCAGCATCGAGGAAATGATGCGCGCGGCCGGGCGCAACGTGCGGATTGTGCCGAAGCTGTCGGTTGCGGACGGCATCAACGCAGCGCGCACGGTGTTCGCCAACTGCTGGTTTGATGTCGAGAAGTGCGCCGACGGCCTGCAATGCCTGCGTCGGTATCGCTACGACGTAGATCAGCAGACCGGGCAGTTCAGTAAGATGCCTCTGCATGATAGCGCGAGCCACGGCGCTGATGCTTTCAGGTATCTGGCGATTGGCTTACGGGATCAGAAGAAGCCTTCTCTGCCGAAGATCGTCCCGACGTTCCGTGCTGGCCCTCAGGCGTGGATGAGTAGGTAATGCGCCAGAAGGGCGACAGCAAAATCATCGAGGAGGCCAAGCGACGCTTTCGCAAATGCGAAGAGTGGGAAGCCGAGGCTCGCGCGCACTACAAAGATGATATGAAATTTGCGGAGGGCGACCCGGACAACGGCTGGCAATGGAATGCCGGCTATGCGGACCAGCGCCAGCGCAATGGCTCGCCCAGCCTCACGCTCAACAAGGTGCGCGAGCAGAATCTACAGATCGTCAACGACGCGCGGCAGAACAAGCCGCAGATTCGCATTCAGCCCGTTGCCGATGGCGCATCGCGTGCTGCGGCCAAAGTCTTTGAAGGCATCGTCAGGCACATCGAATACATCAGCGATGCGCAGACGGCGTACGACACGGCGACGTATCACCAGGTCTATGGCGGGATTGGCTACATTCGGTTGCACTGCGAAGTGCCACAGAATGACACGACATCGTTCGATCAGGAAATTTACATCCGGCGCGTAGCCGATCCCCTGTCGGTGTATCTCGATCCCGACATTCAGCGCTACGACGGCTCGGACGCGAACTACGCTTTCATATTCGAGAATATGAAGCCTGACACGTTCGATGAGAAATACCCCAAGTGGAAGGGGAAAGTCGGGCACGACGCGATCGGCGGCAACGACGATTGGGGTAACAAGGAGAACGTCCGCGTTGCCGAGTATTTCCGGCGCTCGCTAAAGCAGACCGACACGCTGATGGAGGTTCCGCCGGGCCTCTTTCCGGAGATGCCGAACGGCGGGACGATTCGGCGCAGTGAGCTAGAGCCGGAAGCGGCGCAGCTACTGGATACATTCGAGCTTCGCACGAGGCCGATTATCGATCCCAAGGTGGAGTGGTTCAAGATCGCCGGCTCAGAGATCATCGAGCGCGGTGAATGGGCTGGATCGTATATTCCCATCGCCCGTGTGGTTGGCGAAGAGACCGTGATTGACGGCAAGCTGGATCGCAAAGGTCACACGCGCTCCAGCAAGGATGCACAGCGGATTTACGACTACTATTTCTCGGCAGCGGTGGAGCAGGTTGCGCTTCAGAGTAAGACGCCTTGGCTGGTGCCGCTGGAGACCATTGAGAACTACGAGACGTATTGGGAGAACGCCAACCTCGATAACCGGCCGTACCTGCCCTACAACGCCATGAAGGACGGCGTGGCTCTACCCAAGCCAGAGCGTGTGCAGCCGCCGACGATGGCGCCAGCGTTTCTCCAGGGTCTGGAGATGGCAGCCAACGCGCTGATGCTCACCAGCGGCCAGTATCAGGCCGAGATGGGCGCGCCGAGCAATGAGCGCTCCGGCGTGGCCATCAATGCCCGGCAGCGGCAGGCAGACAACGCCACGTATCATTACGTCGATCATTTGGCGCAAGGCGTGCGCTATCTCGGCCGCATGATTGTCGATCTTGCGCCGAAGATTTACGATACCAAGCGAGTGATGCGGATTGTTGGCGAGGATGGCAGCGAAAGCCATGTCATTCTCGATCCCAACGCACCGCAAGCGCACCAGGAAGTTGACGCCAACGACATTAGCGAAGCCGATGTAACGGCGATCTTCAATCCCGGCGTTGGCACGTATCAGGTGGTAAGCGACATCGGCCCGGCATTCGCCACGCGGCGGCAGGAAGCGTTCAACGCCATCTCGCAGATCATGGCGCACAATCCGCAGTTCATGAGCTTTGCGGGCGACATCATGTGGAAGGTGAGCGACTTTCCGTATAGCGACGAGTTGGAAGAGCGCTTCAAGCAAATGCTGCCTCCGCAGATTAAGGATGCGAACGGACCGCCGCCGGAAGTGCAAGCGATGCAGGCGCAGATGGCGCAGATGCACCAAGCGGCGACAGCCACCATACAACAGGCCGGGCAGACGGTCGCGCAGCTCAAGCAGCAACTGGCCGATCAGCAGCGCGAGCATGATCGCAAGGACGCGGAGTTGCGGCTCAAGTTCATGCAGATGCAGCTTGACCAGAAGGCGCGAGACTTCGACCAGTATGTGAAGAACTACCAGGCTGAGACGGCGCGTGCGGCGACGTTCGGGCAGATTGATCCGGATGGCATGAAGGTGATTGCGCGCGAGCAGGAATCGCATGTGTTGGGCCAGCCCGTCATGCCGATCATCGCGGCGCACGCCAAGGCAGAACAAGACATGCAGCCGGAACCTGAGCCGACCGCGCCGGAGACGGTGCAATGAGCGAGCGCGACAACGAGGTCGTTACGTTGCCCCGTTGGGCTGTAAGCGTATTGCGCGAGGAGCTAATCGGCGCACTGGAAGGCGAGAGCGGGTGCGGCGGTAAGGATGCCGAGCCGCTTTGCCCTATATGCAGGGCGCTGGCTCTGGCGAAAGAGGCTTGCGATGAGTGAGCGCGCGGCTGACGAATTTGAGTTCATTGCCAAGCGGCTTGCCGAGATTCGCAAGGAGCGTGATGACGCACTAGCGCGTATGCCGCCGCTTGATGAGGATGTGCCTCTGGCGGCGGAATACTACTGCGGCTAACGGCTACCAGGACCGGAATTCCTGCGGCGGCTACAACCCAAGGAACAACATGAGCGAGGCGACGGACTACCTGGCGAGGCTTATATCTCGCCAAGCGAGGATCGAGCAGAGACTAGAGGAGATGCAGAAAGCTGGCGGTATTAAGCCGGTTGAAACGCCGTTCATGGCGCTGATCCTCAAGGAGAGCAGCAAGTGAGCGAGACGATTGAGGCTCTAGCGACTGAGCCCACTGAGACCCCGAATGCAGCTCCTGTGGAGGGCGCCCAGACCACCGAGGCGCCGGCCACGCCCGAAGTAGCGGCCGAACCTGCCGCGCCACAGGCGCCCCCGGAGGAGGATTGGCGCGAGAAGCGCATTCGGGTTCTCACAGCGCAGAAGGCGGCCGAAGCCGAGCGCGTGCGGCAGTTGGAGGAGCGGCTAGAGGCTCTGACACGGGCGCAGACGCAGAACACCCAGGCGACCGGCACAGCCGCTCCAGCGGCCCCCGCAGCCCCGCAAACCGATATGGAGGCGGCGGTTGCCGCAGAGGTGGCGCGGCGCCAGTTCGATGAGGCGTGCAACACCACATATAGCAACGGCAAGGCCAAGTTTCAGGACTTTGACGACGCGGTGAAGGGCTTCTCGCTGATCGGTGGTGCGCCGAGGCCGTTTCTGGAAGCCGTGACGGCGCTCGATCATGGCGCGGACGTGTTTTACGCGCTTGGAAAAGACCCTGGCGAGGCAATCCGTATCATCGGTCTCCCGCCGGCCAAGCAGGCGATTGAACTGGCGCGCATGGAGGCCAAGCTGACGGCACCACCGCCGCCCAAGCCGGTTTCTCGTGCGCCTTCTCCCATCTCGCCTATCGCTCCGGGCAATGAGATCGATGAAAACGCGGAGCCGGACGTGGACGTTGATCCTGTGCGGTGGGCTCGCTGGGCTTCCAAGCGTATCGAGGCCAGCCGCAAGCGTTGATATGGCAACATACTGGCTGCTTGGCCTATTTTTGTTCGGTTTGGCATGTCTTGCGTTCGGCATGATGATTGGCTTTCCGAAGAAATAGGGTCTAACCCCGACTTCCGCCGGGCATTTGCGGATGCGACGGGCGTAATGCCAAGCCCTCCTGTGCGGGGATTATCAGCACTGTGGCGTGCGTAGTTCGGAATGGATGCGGATTCTAGCGGACTTTTCTTCCATTTCCTGAATGGCCCCAAGAACTGAATTGTGAGGGGCGATCAGACAGCAAGATCACGCTCTTGGAGCGCGTGATTCCAATTTTAGGAGTGTATTGGCGTGGCCAATAGTCTTATTACGGACCAGAAAATCGCGCTCGCCGCGATTCCGCTCTGGAAGAACACCAACGCCCTTCTCAACATGGTGAACCAGGAGTATTCGAGCGAGTTTGCTCGGACTGGCGCCAAGGCTGGGCAGTCCATCCGCATCCGCAAGCCCGTCGATTATCCGGTGCAGACCGGCCCGACGACGGTTGTGTCCGACACGATCGAGCTGAACACCACGCTTACCGTGGCGACGCAGAAGAATGTCTCCATGTCGTTCTCCAGCGCAGATCGTGAATTGTCGATCGACAACTTCACCGACATGTTCATCCGCCCGGCGGTGAACAATCTTGCCGGTGCGGTGGCAGGCGACCTGATGATGGGCGCTGAGGGGGGTTCGGCGGTGTTCGCCGGCAAGTTCGATACCAACGGCGTGCTTCAGACCCCGGATATGTATACGTGGCTGGCGGCCGGCGCGGGCATCGATCTGAACTCGGTTCCGACCCCGCAGAAGGTGGCCATTACCCATCCGTTCAGCATGGCGGCCAGCGTCAGCACGTTCTCCAACCTGTTCAACTCGCAGAGCCGTATCGGCCAGCAGTACGAGAACGGCTACATCACCCACGCTCTCGGCTTCGATTGGGCCAACGACCAGACCGTCCGTATCCACACCACGGGCACGCTGGCGGCTTCTGGCTCGACCTGGACGGCGGGCAAGGGCTGGAGCTTCGGCACGGTCAACGGCGCCAACCAGACTGGCAACACGCTCACCGTGACGGCGCTCACGGGCACGCTGAAGCAGGGCGACATCATTCGCGTTGATGGCGTGAATGCCGTCAACCGGATCAACAAGAACGATACCGGCAGCCTCCAGACGTTCACCGTCACTGCCGATGTCGCATCCGGAGCGACCAGCATTCCGATCTATCCGGCGATCACTCCGGGCTCGGGTGTTGCCTACCAGACCGTGACGGCCAGCCCGGCCAACAGCGCGGTCATTTACAGCGTGACGAAGGCGTCTGCGCAGTATCGCAAGAACTTGGTCTTCCACCCGAAGGCGATCACTCTGGCGATGGTGGACCTCGCTTCCGATCTCGCTGGCGCTCAGCAGTCGCGTGCGAATCTGGACGGCGTTTCGATGCGCGTTGCATCGCAGTACGCGTTCCTCACAGATCAGAACCCAACCCGTCTCGATATCCTGTATGGGCTGGCGTTCCTGATGCCGGAGTGGATCGCAACTGTTGCCGATCCTGTCTGAGCGTAACGGAATAGGAGTGTAAAACGATGGCGTTTAAGCACATGAGATTCCCGTTCACGCAGTATCATCCGGTGCTGGGCAAGCGGACTGCCGAGAATGCCGATGACATGGCGAAGGTGTTTGTCGGCCCCGAGCATAACTGGTTCGACACGGCCGAGGAGGCCGATCGGGCTCGCACGCTTACCGACGCAAACATGGTCATGCACAACAGCGACCGTATGCGCGTCGATCATCTCGCGGCGAGTGGCGATCCTCGAAACGAGCTGGGGATGACCAATGCGCCGCCGGCCGAGGCTTTCGACATCGGCACCGTGGTCAATTCCGCGACCCACCAGGAACGGGTTGTTGAGCCGATCCTGAATGCTCCTAGCGAGGAAGATCGCGCTGCGGAAGCCGAGCAGGCGGCGGCGGCTGTTCAGGAGCAGCACGACGCGGCCGACGACAAGGACGGCGGCCATACCGAAGTAGCGGTTGGCTAAGACGTGACGACTGCGCGCGACATTATCGATCTCGCGTTGCGCGACGCTGGTGTCCTCGGCGTGGGGCAGACCGCCTCTGCCGAGGATATCAACGAAGGCTTGCGTCGCCTGAACATGATGCTTGGCCAGTGGAATGCGAGCCGCTTCCTCGTATTTCGCCTGGCCGACGCATGGTGTCAGTCAACCGGCGCAATGAGCTACACGGTAGGGCCGGGCGGCGATATCGAAATGCCGCAGCGTCCCAACAGGATCGAGGGCGCTTTCTTCCGGCAGGGGGGATCGACGCCTAGCGAATTCCTGCTCGATAGCAGCATTACAGATGGCTCCGATGTTCTGGCGCCATCGCCAACGAGTCCATCTACGATGGATTGGCCGTTGACGTTGATGGAGAGCCACGAGGAATACAACGCCATTTCGCTGAAGGGGCTCGGCACGTTCCCCTCGGTCGCGTATTACGATCCGAAGATGCCGTTTGGTCGGCTGTATGTATGGGCCGTGCCACCGTCGATCTACGAGCTGCATATTCTGGTGCGGGCGCCGTTGCAGACGTTCTCTAATCTTTCCGACAACGTGTTGCTGCCCCCGGAATTCGAGGAAGCCATTCATTACAACATGGTGGTGCGCTTGCAGGCCGCTTACGGCTTGCCGCCGACGCCCTTTGCGATCGACCGCGCTCGGAACGGTATGCAGACCATCCGATCAGCGAATGCACAAATTCCGATTGCCAGAATGCCAGCCGCGTTGCGGCGATTTGCGGCCGGCGGCTTCCCGCTAGTCACAACTGGCGGCGGCACTGGACCATTCATTTTAGACAACCCGACGCAAGGACGCCTTAGCTGATGGGGTATCCCTGGGCAAAAGACGATGAGCTATTTGCGGTCGATCTGAACGCCGAATTCGATGCGATCAATGCGAAGGCAACGAGCGCTCAGAATATCGCCATAACGGCACAGAATACGGCAAATGCTGCCCTGCCGCTTGCTGGCGGCACAATGGTTGGCGATCTTACGCTCAATGGCGAGCCGACAGATGATCTCCATGCCGCGACCAAGCATTATGTAGACAGTCATTCTGGGGGTGGTTTCGTCCCGCTTTCTGGCGGCACGATGACGGGAGCCCTCGTACTGTCGGGCGACCCGTCTGACAATTTGGGTGCCGCGACTAAGCAATATGTTGATGCCATTGTTGCGAACGAGCCGGTCAATGTCATGCACGCCCCTTTTAATGCGAAAGGTGATGGTACGACTGACGATACGGCAGCCTTTCAGGCTGCGCTCGACACAGGCAGGACGGTCTATCTTCCGAGGCCATCCGCCTCTTACCGGCTAAGAGACGCGCTTAATTGCGTCACACCCGGTCAAGTCATCTACGGCGACGGGAAGGCCGCCACAATTATTACGATAGACAGCACGTTCAACATGACCGCGCTGGGCGTGTTTGCCGTTACGTTTGCCACTGCGCCAACCGCTCCTGGTCCACAGTTTAGAGACTTTCAGGTTAATTTTGCCCAGCCTGACACGGCAATGCTCTCGGCGCTTACGACCTACCCGCCAGCATTCTATGCGCAGAACCAGGCAAGGACAGTCTGGCGTGGAATAAAGGTAAACGCCGCGACGAACGCCATAGACATGCGACAGAATGCCGGAGGCAGTTCTATTATCGATTGCGAATTATGCGCGTTCGAAAACCATGTGCTAATAGACGGAACGGCAGACAGCATCACAATTCAGAATACGCGATTTGAGAACGACCTCCTGACTGCTAACCAGTCTGTGATTTACCGGTCTCACGCGGTAGGGGTGTCAAGCGGGCGGTGCGACGACCTCCATATCAACGGGTGTCTGTTCATTTGCTACACCGATTTGAAACTGTTCCAGGGCGCATCCGGGAACACGTTTGGCGAGGTCACGAACACCGATTTTGATACGACTGTTGGGATGACGATTTCGGCAGGGACGCTCCAAGTCAGCGGAAGCATGTTTTCGGTCTCGGCCGCTTCGAATACGGCCATCGTAATTTCTGGCGGGTATCTTACGCTTTCTTCGTGCTGGTTCATTGCGGGCGCTCCGTTGACGAACGGCTTGGTGCTGGCATCCCCATCTGCCGGACAGAACGTCGTAGTGCAGTTCAATGGATGCCGATTTGATTCCAACGGAGACATGTTCGCCATTCAGGGCTTTGGTTTCAATGGAAACTGCGAGCTTATGTTGAACGGTTGCAGGTTCGGCCTGGATGGATCAATCGCGCGGACTAAAGCGACCGTTGTTATTAACGATGGGTCTCTCCTAACGATGTCCGGCTGCCGTTTTTCCGCCAGGGGCGCCGGAAGCGGCCATGTGTTGGAAACGGCCACAGATGCAAGCCACAACGTTTGTGGGAATTCGTTCGGCGGGTGGGACGCGATCATGTTCGCCGGGTCGTCTCACGTATTCGCCAACAATAATTAGTTTCGCGTCGAAGGATTCTAGCCAGCGATGAGAAAACTGCTTTTGCTCGGCTCTGCGCTTGCGCTAGTTCCGCTCGCCGCGAACGCTCAAAGACCGCCGACCTTCTTGCAAGGCCAGCCTTTGTCATTTTCGATGCTGAACAAGGCATTCCAGAACACGATTGCCTTGAACGGGCTGAGCATGGTTGGCGCGTGCCAGGGCAATAGCTCGCCCAACGGACCGAATCAAGCGACGATCACTGTGACGTGCCCCGGCGCTGGTCAGCCGGGTGGTGCGAACGGTTCCATTCAGGTCAATAGCGGCGGCTTGTTCTCCGGTGTCACCATGTCTGGCGACGCCACGATGGATTTGAACGGCGTTCTGACGCTGAACACGGTCCCTGTGTCCAAGGGCGGCACAGGCGCCAATAATCCCGCCTCTGCACGGGCATCGCTCGGCATCTCGACGGTGGGTGCCACGGGCGCCTATAGCGACCTCACGGGGCTTCCTACGCTCGGCACGATGGCATCGCAGGCCATGCCGCCGGCTGGGCTTGTGAACAGCACAGGGACGGCTCTGGCGGCGGTCCCGACCATCTCGGGCGACGCAACGTTGGACCTGACGACGGGCGTTCTGACGCTCGGCACGGTTGGCGTGCCCAAGGGCGGCACGGGCGCGACGGCGTTTACGGCGCATCAGTTGGTGATCGGTCAGGGGCAGCTTGGCCTGACCACGACAACGGGCGGCACGTCCGGGCAGGTTCTGACGAGCCAGGGGCCGAACTCCGATCCGATTTGGACTACTCCGACCGGCGGCGGTGGAACTGGCCTTTCGCCAATCGCCAATAACACGCTGCTGGCGAACACAAGCGGGTTCAGCGCCAACCCGATTGCGACGACGCTTACGGCGATGCTCGATGCCGGTATGGGCTCGACGCGAGGCTCTATCCTAGAACGCGGCGCAAGCGGATGGCAGCCGATCGTTCCTGGCACTGCGGGTTATTGCTGGACCAGCAATGGAATTAACGCCGATCCGAGCTGGCAAGCGTGTTCGGCCGGAACTTCGTTCACCGGCACGGGCGGCATCGTTGGTGTGGATGCCAACGGCACGCCGATGATTGTCTCTCTGAATAATCTGACGTTCTCGTCCGGGACGGGCTCGGGAATTCTGTCGGCATCTCCTGGCGCTGGAACGTCGTCGGAACAAGTGAATCCTCAGACTGGCACTAGCTATACCGTGTCGTCTGGCGATGCCACTGAACTTACGACGCTGAATAACGCATCCGCTGTTGCTGTGACGCTGCCAACGCCTGGGACGACTATCCTTGCGGGTTGGTACGCCGATTACAGTAATCTTGGGGTTGGTCCGGCGACGTTTACCCCGTCTGGCAGCACCATCGATGGCGCGTCTAGCATCACGCTTTACCAGGGGCAAGGCATTCGCATTGTATCGGATGGAAACAATTATTTCACCCAGCGCGGTGGAATGCAGCCGACGCAGATCGGCCCGCTGATTAATGTCCTGCCGAGCGCTTCGGCAGCCGCCGATGGCGACGCGTTCCCCGTTGTGCAGTCTGGCTCAACGGCATCAAAGCAGACGATGGGCGCAGTGTGGACCTGGGTTAGTGGTCACATGCCGAACTATAAGCCGCCGCAGGTTGTCGCTAGTACGAATTTCACGCTCGACGCTAATACACACAACGGCAAAATTGTCACAGTCACATCCCCAATCACCATTAGCCTTCCATCGACGTTGGCTGGGGTGGGGGTTGGCTTTCGGACTGCGATCTTCAACCAATCGGGCGGCTCTATCACGCTTTCTAATGCAGCGGCTTCGTGGGGATCGTGGGCTACAAGCTCGGGCTCACTCACGATCCCGAATGGCCAGACAGCACTTGTAACCGTTATTCAGCCTGCCACGGCCGCTGTGGTTTTTGCCTCAATTAGCGCACCTCCAGGTGGGGGCAGCACGAGCACGAGTTTTCCTCGCGTTTCAGGCCGTTATTACACATCAAACGTTAATTCTGTTGCGGCGACAACGCCTGTTGCTGGTCGGCTATACGCATTGCCTATCCATCTAGCCGCTGGCACTTATCGAGGGTTGGCTTTCTGGGCGGCGACGGCCTCTTCTGGCGCCGGAACATCTTGCCGGGAAGCTCTATATTCTGATAATAACGGCACTCCTGGCACCGTTTTAGCGGAGAATGTCGGGACAACCACGGTTGGAGTGGCCGGAGCCTATTACAACGACTTCACCGGAGGCGACTTTACCGCCGCTACAGACATGAATGCGTGGCTGGCTATGGTCTGCTCGACGGTTAACGGTCTGGCAGTGGTATCTACGTTTAATTCGTCAAACCTTATGCCGTTTATGACGCAGGATGTAGGAAACGCCGTTCCGTTTAATAACAATTCCCTGAACCTGGATGCAATATTCTACTCTTCTACGATAACTGCCTATCCCGCCACATCTTTGGCGGCGACTAACTCCGGTTCGTTCGGTGGAATGGCATATGCCAATAGCGGTGCTAATGGAACTCCAGTCGTAAGCATCCGCGCGCGATGAAGACCAGAACCATCATCCTCTGCGGATCGGCTTGCCTTTGCTGGCACGCCGCCTCGGCGGCCATCCTGCATGTCGGCCCTGGCGAGGCGTATGCCACTATTCAGGCGGCGGTGGATGCGGCTAGCGACGGCGATACGGTGGAGGTGCAATCTGGCACCTACACAAACCAGACCGTTTCGATCGTGAAGAGCATAACGCTTACGGCGGTTGGTGGACGAGTGAGTGTGCCCCAGACGGTTGCTGTGCCCAATCAAAAGGGTATCTTCGTCGTGGGGAGCCTGACCACGACGCCACGTGTAACGATTGACGGGTTCGATTTTAGCGGGGCCACGACGCCGTTCGGAAACAACGCCGCTGGCGTGGTGTATCAGTCGGGCTATCTGACGCTGACCAACGACTCGTTTCACGACAATCAGGATGGTATTCGGGGCGCTCCGAACACTGTCGGTAGCGTCCTGATTGACCACTGTGAATTTGCCAACAACGGCATCAACGATGGTCTGACGCATAACGTCTATATCGGCATCATTCCGCAGTTCACGATTCAGAACAGCTACACGCACGATCCGAAGGGCGGTCACGAGATCAAGTCTCGTGCGCTCAACACTTATGTCGTGAACAACCGGATTTTCGACAACGCTGGCAACGGCTCGTACCAGGTCGATATCCCGCAGGGCGGCAATGTGACCATTACAGGCAACGTCATCCAGCAGGGTGCCAACAACGCCAACCCGAATATCATCGCTTATGGCGAGGAGAACGTCACCCAGAATCCGGGAAACTCGGTGTCGGTGTCCAACAACGTATTCGTCAACGACGACACGGCCCACGCGCCAGTCGTGATGTTCAATCAGCGGACGGAAACTGCGGTTCTTACGGACAACAGCTATTGGGGCATCACATCTGGGCAGATTGCCGGTGGAAGCGGGCCAACTAGTAGTTCCGGTGACGTGTTCCTGGGCTCCAGGCCGACACTTGACACAACGACGGTTCCTTACATGACCACGTATCCCGTGCCCAGCACGCTTTCTGTTGTCGCGGGACGCTTAACGATCGCTGCGGGCAAGCTCGCCCTTGTTCCGCCTGGCAGCAATGGCGGAGGAACGCAGGTTGCTGGCGCATGGACCGACGACAACGGCACCGCGATTACAGACGACGACGGCACGGCAATTACAGACTGACGGGATTTTCGCATGAAGCGGATTATCAGTGCGGCGGTGCTCGTCGCGGGCATGGCCGCCCCAGCGTTCGCGGCCAACACGATCGACAATCACGCGGCAATCGGCCTGCCCGTGCAGACTACGGACGAGATGCTGTTGTGGCGTACGCCGAGCACGACCGCTAAGGCCACTGTCGCGCAGATGTTTGGACTGATGGGCGTTTCCGGCGATTGCTCGGGCACCACCGGCCCTGTGGTCTCGATCGTGTGCAGCCTTCCGGCGAGCAAGATCACGAGCGGCACGCTCGCGGCGGCGCGGTTGCCTACGCCAACGGCTAGCAGCCTTGGTGGCGTGCAGTCCATCGCGCCCGTCTCGCACCAGTGGGTCACGTCTATCTCGACCAGCGGCATTCCATCGCTGTCGCAGCCATCATTGGCTGATCTAAGCGACGGGTCGGTTGCGATGAGCGGCACGCAGATTGGCAACGCTCTACGCAATGGCAGCGCGCCGACTGTGACGAGTTGCGGCACGTCTCCCACGGTTGGCGGCGGGTCCACGGATTATAGCGGCACGATCAATGTGGGCTCTGGAGCCGTGACGACTTGCACCGTCACGTTCGCGACGGCGCATTCCCCGCAGCTTCGGTGCTGGGTGCAGCCAAGCTCCGGCGCGCCCGTGGCGACTGCCACGAACATGAGCACCACGGCGCTTCAGGTCGTGTTCGCCTCCACGCTCGGCTCCGGAAGGTTTGACTACGGATGCAACTGAACCGCCGACGCTTTCTGCTCGGGGGCTTCGCGGCTTCCGCATTCGCTGCCGGTTCCGGCAATGCGCAGGTTATGACCAGCGGTGGCAAGGTGTTGACCAGCGGTGGTCAAGTCATCACAGCACCTCCTGTCCCGGCGCCTCCTGCCGGCGGCTTGCTGAACACGCAAATTGTGCTGACGAACCCGAGCGGGCAGCCCACGCAAACCAATCCGTTCGTCTCGTTCGGAATGCCCATCGCTCGCAGCGAGTATCCCGCGAACGGATACAAGCTGGCGCTATACGATGCGGCTGGTTCGTCCAAAATCACCGACTTGCAAGTGGACATGCAGGCGTCCGGTTGGCAGCCGGACGGCTCGCGCAATTACGCCGTCGTGACTGGATATGCCACGGGAACAACGCTTACCGCCGGTTCTAGTGGCACGTTCACGCTCAGGGCCGAGGCAGGATCGTCGCCCACCACGCCGGTTTGCACGCTGGCACAGTTGGCGGCCAATAGCGATATCAAAGCCAAGGTTGTGATCGGGACTGATGCGTTCACCGTGTCCGTAAACGATATCATAACGAACTTCTCGGGTGCGCCGGGCAGCTATCCGCTGGGCAAGATTTGGACGTGGAAGTCTGGGCCGTACGCCTGCGAATGGTGCTTCGGGCGCTATCTCAAACGCGACAGCGACGGCGCGAGCCATAAGTGGGTGTTTGTCAAGCTCTATGTGACGGCACTTTCCGCGAATGGCCCGTACATTGTGCGCGGCAAGATAGAGAATCCGAATCTCTACGGCGCCAACCCGAATGGCACCGTAGGTCCGACAGGCGGCTCTCCTTTCATTCTGATGGAATCGGTGGATGTCTATAATGGCGCCGCGCGCATCGGATCGATTGGCGGCGCAAATGATCCCAACAACGCGACATTCTCTCCGTCGAATGTCAATCTCTCGACGGGGGAGATCGCGGCGACGATTTCGAGTGGCCTGAGTTTTACGGGTGGCCTCTACAACAGCCGCACTCCATGCAAGTTCACGTCTACCGGAACGCTCCCTGCTGGGATTGATCCGACTGCTACCTATTGGTTGACCTACAACAGCGGCGACGGGGCATTTATTCTGGCTCTCAATCGCACGCACTCAACCGGCTTGCTTGCGGTGTATAGCAGGATTGCCACTCCGGTTGCCGGCAAGGCTGTGGCGTTCCGCAACTGGATTTTTGCCAACGGCGCAGCATATCTATGCACCACCGCTGGCACGAGCACGGGCGCGCTTCCGACCGGCGACACATTCGCGGATAACTCTGCTGGTGGCACTCTGGTGTGGAAGCGCATTTCGGAGCGCATTACGAGTCAAGGCACCGGCACACACACGGCGGTTCTCAAGTCGGCAGTGACGACGGGCAGCAAGGTTCCCCTGATGGCTCCCGATACGTACCCGTACTGGTCCGGCGCCGGCACTCTGCCGAAGCTCTTGGTAGGCTACGACAGGAATTATGTCTTCGGGCAGACGTTCTGCTTCCCGCCGCTTGATCCATCGATCGTCTGCGCGCCGTGGATAGGGAACTTGCCCTGCTATATCCAGCACAATTCCTACCTGCCTGGGCAGACCAGTATCTATTATATCGGAAACGTCTCAGAAAGTCCGGTGGACGAACGCATCAATCAGGCGAGTCCTACTGCGATGGCGTCCATATGCCTACCGACTGACGTTGGTATGGCGCGGAGCTGCCGGGCGATGGCGTTAAGCTGGGTGGACAGGAACGTCGCTTGGCGGGACGAACGAATTCAGGAAATTCCAGTCGTTAGCTATGGCCCGGATAGGCTTGGAAGCTCGTATCCGGGAATGGCCCCCAACAATCCGACTATCGTAATTGGCGTTGCCAACAATACCGCCGGGACCGGGAATCCGAAGTTCAATGGATATGACGGTGCGGACACTGGCTATGGCGGCACTCTTGGGGGCAGCAATTCTCCGGACGGCGGCCATTCTCCTAATCCGTGCTACTGGCCAGCCCTAACGTCTGGCGATCCGTTTTTCATGGACGACCTGATCGAATCTGCGTCTTTGCAGATAGGCTTTCTCGGCGGCGGTCAGGTTATACGGTCTGCGGCGTTCAACGGAAAGACGCTCACTTGGGCATGGCCATTTATGACCCAGACGCGCTCGTCCGGTCACGCCTTCCAAATCTTCTGTCAGGCATCATGGATCATCCCAGACGCCCATGCGGCGCACGATTACTTCGCGGACGTGATGGACGATAGCGCTGCCATCGGGCCACTCTGGGCAGCAGCGAAGGTAGGGCCAAACGGGCAATCAGTGGGATATATCCCGTTTATTTATCCGCAAGGGCCGTGGCAGGCGCAAGAGACGTGGATGATGGGCTATCTCCATATGGCCTTCATGTGCGAAATCCTGAAGAACAACAGACCGGGTTTCAAGTCATTCTATACGAGCTATTTCTATAAGTCGCTCCTGCCGCTATTCGACAGCGATGTCGGCGGCGACGAACACCTGATCGAACTTCAGTGGGATATGATCGGGAACAACACGAGTCTGGCCGATCCTCCACTGGACTCGCAATTCCTTCTGACCGTGCCGGATCGCTTGACCGGAAACCCCGTCGTTTTCAAACGGCTAACCCAAGTCCCACCTGCCTTGGACCTGTTCCCTGATGAGTCGATTGACCAAGGCGTTCTCCCGTATCGTTATCGCCAGCCTGGCGGTGCTACGGGCGGTGGCACATTCCCCGGCAATGCCTACGGCTTGACCCAGCGCTCTGTCGTCGAAATGGGCGCAATGTGGGGCTTTGCATACGCGACCAAAATTGCCGACCGCATTCAAGCCGTGATCGACCGGGCGTATGCTGGGAACGCTTGCAACTGGTCGAATCAGGCAACAGTGGGCAATCCCAACGGCCTGATGTATGCGATGAAGCGCCAGTGAGCAGAATCCCACTCATCGGGGGAGCCTATCAGGCGAGAAGCATCATCGCCAGCGCGCAACGCTCGCTCAACATATTCGCGGAGCAGAACCCGCAAGACTCCCCCACGCCGTTTAGCTACTACCCCTGTCCAGGGACGCGCCTGCTTGGCGCATCTCCGAACAACGCAGGCTGGCGCGGGCTCTACGCCGCGACGAACAACAAGCTATACGGCGTGTCCGGCAACACGGTGTATGCCATCGGTTCTGACTGGTCGTTCTCGTCCATCGGCACAATCGGCACGTCATCTGGCGTGGTCAGCATGGACGATAACGCCACCACAATAGCGCTTGTGGACGGCTCAACCAGCGGATATGCCATCGATCTCGCCTCCACGACTATGACGAACATCACGGGAGACGCTTTCTACGGCGCCGATCGTGTCGCCTATATCGACACGTATTTCCTTTTCAATAAGCCTGGAACACCTCAGTTTTATAGTAGCGACAGCAATTCTCTCACGTTCGACTCTCTTTGGTTTGCTAACAAAGTCGCATATGCGGATCATCTGGTGACGTTGGCGGTTGCCCACCGCGAAATATGGCTCCTCGGTCAAACCACGTCTGAGGTGTGGATCGACGCAGGAGCCCCGCAATTCCCGTTCCAGGCTATGCAGGGCGTTTTTATCGACTACGGCTGCGCGGCAAAGCATTCCGTCGCCCGGGTGGACAATGCGCTGTTCTGGCTGGGACGCGACCGCTCTGGGCAGGGGATTGTCTTGCGCGGTGCGGCGTATGAGGCCAAGCGGATTTCAACGTTCGCGATCGAAAATGCGATAGCTGACTACGGAGTCATATCCGACGCAATCGGGTACACGTACCAGCAGAGAGGCCACGTCTTTTACCGCCTGATATTCCCACGGGCCAACAAGGCGTGGGGCGTAGATATATCGACCGATCCGCCTCAATGGCATGAATTGGCCTGGATCGATGATAGCGGCGTCGAGCATCGCCATCGTGGTAACTGTCACGCATTCTGTTACGGCGTGAATGTCGTCGGGGACTGGCAGAACGGCAATCTCTATGCGCTCGACATGGACGTTTACACGGACAACGGATCGCCCATAAAGCGAGTGCGCGGCTTTCCGCATCTGGTCCAAGACGGCAAGCGAGTGAGCTACCGCCAGTTTATCGCGGACATGGAAGTAGGGCGTGCGACTGGAGAACTAAAGCCGTTCGTTAGCCTGAGGTGGTCGGATGATCGAGGGGCGAGTTGGGGCAATCCGGTGATGCTCAGCCTCGGTGCGCCAGGTGAGTATCTGACTTCCATGCAGGCACAGCGGCTCGGCATCGCCAGGGACAGGGTATTCGAGCTGTCCTGGTCATCGCCAGTTCGCACGGCTCTTAACGGCGCATTCGTAGATGCGCGAGTGGCTACTAGCTAGTTTCAGCGAGGACGTTTTCAGTGACCGGATATTCCGATTACGCGGCGCGTAAGGTGCTCGATCATACGACGGGCAAGACGGCGTGGACGTTGCCTAGCGTCTGGATCGCGCTGTGGACCACATTGCCAACTGATGCCGGGACTGGCGGAACAGAGGTTTCCGGAGGCTCCTACGCCCGTGTGGCGACTTCTGGCGCTACCTGGAATGCCGCCGCTGGTAGTGCTCCAGCCTCTACCAGCAACGCGGCTTCCGTCGCCTTCCCCGTCACGACAGGATCATACGGGACGGTAGTAGGGTGGTCTGAGATGGACGCTAGCGCGGGGGGCAATCTGATCTTCTCGGCCTATCTCGGCAACTTCTCGTGGCAGCCGTTCTCTTGCACGACTGCATCGCCCGGCGTGTTGACCGTTCCCGCACATGGGTTTGCCAACGGCGATACGGTTGTCGTCTCCGCCGAGTTCGGAGGCACGCTTCCGGCAACCGCAGGATCGTGGAGCGGGCTTCTGACCGTGGCCAATGTCACGACTGATACATTCACCCTCGGGGTGAACACCACAGGCACCGGCAACGGCATGGTGCGGAAGGTGGCGGCTCAGTCTGTCGCGGCCGGCGTTACACCCACATTCGCTGCTGGCTCTCTCATTCTGACGCAGGCATAAAGATGCCCTGGTATGCCGTTACGGACAGTGCGGGCAATCTGCTCAGCACAGGCACGGTGATTGACGATCCTTCGAGCTATGCGGCGCGTGGCTTGACCGTGACGACGCTCGACTCCGACCCGAACGGCAAAATCTGGGATGCGGCGACCAAGACATTCGTATCGCCCCCGGTACCGCAGAACGTCTACGCCACGGTGGATTGGGTGAGCCGCTTCACCGCCACGGAATACATGGCGTTCCGAAACAGCACGGACCCGCAAATTCAGTTCTTCATGTACCTACTGGACCACGCCCCAACGGTTACGCCGCAGGGCGCTCAGGTCCAGCAGGGGCTTGGATATGCCGCTCAAATCGGCCTGATCACTGCCGATCGAGCGGTCGTCCTCGGGGCCAACTGATGGCTGGCGGGTATCCCGTAGGGCTGCAATGGTCCCCCGTTGGGACCAATGCTATTTCATCCAGCGGCGGCGTGAACGTAACCGCCGCCGCGAGTAGCAACACGGTTGGCGCGTACTCCGAACTGATCTCGTCAACGCCGCGAGACGTAACGTGGTGTGCGATTGCATTACGCGACACTATCACCGGCACTGGACCGACGAACTCGGCCATCAACATCGCGACTGGCGCGAGTGGCAGCGAGGTCGTGAAGGTCTCCAATTTGGTCGTCAGCAGGGCCTCCATCTCTTCGCAAGAAGGGGGAGGGTCGATGTTCGTATTCCCTCTGTCTGTGCCCAGCGGAACACGGGTGGCGGCAAGCTGCCAGACTACCGGCATCAGCGTCGTAATCCGGTGCGCCATCACCTTGTTTGACGACGCCTTCGGGTCTGTCCCTGGCGGCGGAGCTGTCGATACTTACGGGTTCAATACGAGCACGTCTATTGGAGTCCAAATTGATCCTGGGGCGACGGCTAATACGAAAGGGGCTTGGTCGGAGATTACGCCAAGTCTGAACTATGATCTATCGGGATTCTTTCTAGCATTCGATGGTGGCGGAACGAACACGACCAGCTCTATAGTACTGATAGACCTTGATATCGGAGTAGGTGCCTCCGGATCGGAGGTGCCGGTCCTTCCAGACTGGCAGTTCGTGATAACATGCACGTCTCCTAACCGTCGCGACATCAATCCCGCCACAACACCCTTCTTCCCGATCCCCATTCCTGCTGGGACGAGGATATCTGCGCGTGCGGCGTGCAGTACGTCCACGTCTACCGTCCGCGTGTTTGGCGTCACCTTCTATGGAGTCCGGATGTGAGTTGGACCCCACCAGAGGCAAGCGGCACTCAAACGGCGACCGTTGGGACGAAGCACAGCCTTGCGACATCCACCAATGCTGGCGTGTTCGTTTTTGAGGTCGATCTAAGCAATCTGGCCGCTGGAGAAGTCGTGCGCCTCACTGTTGAGGGGGTTACGCTATCCGGTGGATCGACCGGCATTATGTGGCCTGGGACGTATATTGCGCCTCTAGTTGCCAAGCGTGTTCAGTCTCCTCCGGTCCCTTCGGACGTTTCAATTACCGTAACGCTCACTCAGATAAACGGGACTGGCCGGAGTTTCCCGTGGAAGCTTCTGAAGGGGTAGCCCCGCGTTCTAACGCGCCAGCTTAGGACGCGCCGATGACATATATTTACGGCCTAACGGCCGAGATCGGCGGCCCGTCGCCCGGATCACTGGTCGGCAAAGGAACAGCAAAATCAGGCGGTAGCGGCGTTCTGTCGCTACCGCTGTACCTGTCAGGCACCGGCTCCGCTCAATCGCAGGGCAGGGGGGCTCTGTTTATTTCCACGTCCCTGTCGGGAAGTGGGGGCGGCGTAAGCCAAGGCAGCGGCGTTCTATCGTATGCCCAAACCCTCTCAGGCAGCGGCGGCGCTGTCAGTGGCGGTCAGGGAACGCTTTCGCTTGCCACTCCTATTGCGGGGTTTGGTAGCGGCTTTAGTGCCGGCGGCGGCACACTCATATTCCCCGTCGTCAAGTCCCTCGTGGGGCGAGGCGGCGGATTCTCGCAAGGTTCGGGACGCCTCACTTTTACGCCGTTCATCCCGGCACAGAACGTCATCAACATCGGAATGCCGCAGCGTGGGCTTCCGATAGCTGATCCGAAAACCGGACAGATGAACCAGCAATGGTATCTGTTCTTCCACGCACTCTGGCAAAGGGGCGGCGGCCCCATAGGGAACTGATGCGTTATTTTCACCGCGTAGCTTCTGGCGTCAATGTGGCTTCGCTTGCCCATGCGGTTGCAAGGCAGCCGTGGCTCTGGAACCAACACCGTTTCCGCACGACGTTCCCGAACACGCCCCACGTTGACGTGGATGACATCTGGCTCCGCTTTTCCGATCCTGAGAAGTGCGACACGACAAGCAACGTGATCGGAGATGACAACCCAATCTGGCACGATGCGGCGCGCTCATTGCCGCAGGCCAAGCCGCTTATCCTCGATTTAATGCGGGCGGTGGATGCCTATGCGCTGGATCGCGTGCTCATCACACGCTTGGCGCCGGGTGGACGCATTCTGCCGCACGCCGACAAGGACGGCTCCTACGTCAATACGCAGGACCGTTCGCGTTACCATGTTGTTCTACAGGGGCTGCCTGGATCGCTCTACAAGTGCGGCGACGAGACGGTGGAAATGCTGACTGGTGACATATACTGGTTTGACGCACATAGCGTTCACGAGGTGCTAAACAACAGTGTTGGGGATCGCGTTCACTTACTCGTTGATGTGCGGATTTATCCATGACCTTTTGCGATCCTGACATGCTGTTGGAGTTGGGCTCTTGGGAACCGCCACAGCCGCCGCCGCAGCAAAAAACCGCGCCGGTCTACACGTATCGCTGGGATAGTCTGCGCCGTCTCCTTGCCGAGGGTGTGGCGGAAATGACCGTCAAGCACTGGCAAGAGATCGCTATGGACCAGGCGAGCGTGCCACTCGACACGGACTGGCAGCGCTACATTGGCCATGAGGATGGCGGCAACTGGCGGGCGTTCACGGCCCGCAAAGACGGCAAACTAATCGGCTATCTGTGCTTCTGGCTCGACAACCACATTCGATACCGGGGCACGCTCTACGCAACGGCAGACGTGTTTTTCATCCTGCCCGAGCACCGCAAAGGCATGGTCGGCTACAAGCTGTTCTCCGAAGCGCTGAAAGCTTTGCCGAAGCCGTGCAAGGTGCTCATTAACCACAAGCTGCATTTTGAGAATGGTCGTGTCGGCAGGCTGCTGGAGCGGCTTGGCATGAAGCCCATTGAAGTCGTCTACAGCACGTATTTGAAGGAATAGGCGGATGGTTGCTGCTGCCGCAATCGGAGCTGCCGCGACAGTCGCGGGAGGGGCTATCTCGGCATCCGGCGCGAGCAGCGCGGCCGGCGCTCAGTCTAGCGCTGCGAACAATGCGTCTGCGCAGAATCTTGCGCAGTTCCAGTTGAATTACAACACCGAGCATCCCTTCGTAGACCTGGGCTACAACGCCGCCAATCATATCAACGATATGATCTACAGCGGTGAGATTGGGCAGAGACCGTGGGAATACGATGTCGCCGCGAACTACCTGAACAAGATTCCCAACGCTCCGCAGCCTATGACGCAGGCGCAACTAGAGCAGACGCCGGGCTATCAGTTCAATCTCTCTCAGGGGCTCAAGGCGGCACAAAGCGCGGCGGCAGCCAAGGGCTTGGGCGTGTCGGGTGCGGCGCTCAAGGGTGCAGCGACGTATGCGACGGGGCTGGCTGATAGCACTTACCAGAATCAGTTCAACAACGCGCAGCAGATTTATCAAGACCTATTTCAGAACGCGCAGCAGGGCTACAACGGGTTTATGAACTTGGGGCAGGCCGATTTGAACCTACGCAACCAGCGATACAACAACCTGCTTGGCGCGGCGTCTCTCGGGCAGAACGCGGCGGCCCAGGTTGGCAATCAAGGTGTTCAGTCGGCAGCGAACAGCGGCAATTTCCTCACGCAAGCAGGGAATGCCCAAGCCGCCGGGCAGGTCGGCACCGCGAACGCATTGAGCGGGAGCCTTACGGGTCTGGCCAATCAGTATCAGCAGTATCAGTTGCTGAATAACCTATTTGGCGGAAGCAATAACCTGGCAAACGGGTTCAATGACGCTGCGGCAAGGTCTGGCGGCAGCATGTATAGCCTTGGTTCGATTTAAGGAGGTCGTGTCATTCCTATCGATCCGAGCATACCCCTTGGTATTAAGCCGCCGCAGATGCAGAACCCGCTTGCCTTGGTTGGACAGGCGGCTCAGCTACAGAACACTGTCAACCAAAACCAGCTATTCCAGGCGACGCGCGCGGCTGGACAGGCGTATCAGCAGGCCATTGATCCGCAGACTGGCAAGCTCGACGTTCCGACATTCAACAGGCTGGTGGCAGGCAATCCGCTGGCGGCTATGGCCGTGCCACAGGAGATGACGCGCGGACAGGCGTTGCAGGGGGCGCAACAGGGGCTGAACGTCGCGCAGCAGACGCAGGCGGCATCGCTCATTGGCTCGCAGTTGACGCAGCCCGACACAGCTCAGACGCGCGGTGCCTATGAGGAGCGGATCGCTTACGCTGTCCAATCAGGCATCATCGATCAGGCGCACGGACAGGCGCTATTGCAGCATCTCCCGCCAGATGGCGCGCCTCCGGGTGCGTTCCGACAATTCGGGACCACGATGCTTGTGGCGGGGCTTGCTGGTCCGCAGGTGGCTCAGCAGGCGTTCGGCGCGCCCGTCAGTATCGACAATGGGCAGTTCCTGCAAGGCGGCGTGCAGCGCAGTCCAGTCATGGGCGGCGCGATTGTGCCGAATGGCCCGGCAACGGCCGTTGGCCTGCCAAGCCGCACGACTCTTATCCAGCAGACTCCGGGCTTTGATCCTGTTACGGGCGCCCCCACGGCAACGCCTCTTGGCGTCCGCGCACAAGAGCAAGGTATGGGTGGGCAGCTCGGACCGGCGGGGCAGGCCACGCCAAATCCACGGCAGGGGCGCTATCCCACTGCCACGGCACAGACGGGGCCGGCCCTCGGCCAACAGGCCGCCGCCGAAGTCACGTCAGCCGAAAGCGCGAAGCAGGGCGTATCGCTCACACAGACGGCCGATGCGGTTCCGACGCGCAAGGCAGCGCTCGACAATATGCTTTCCGACTTGCAGAACCTGAACACGGGGCCGGGCGCTGATTGGGAAAAGACCGCGAATGCGCTGGCCGGCAGGCTCACTGGATTCGGGATTACGATGTCTCCGGATCAAGTCGCCAAGCAGGAGAATTTTGCCAAACTGTCCAAGCAAATCGCGCTTGCCCAGACGCAGGCACTTGGTGTTGGGACCGATCAGAAGCTAGAGACAGCTTTGGGCGCGAACCCGAACACCGATCTATCCAAGCTCGGAAATACGCAGATCGTCGGAATGCTCAAGGGCAACGAGGACGCGATCGCGCTCAAGAATCTTGCTTGGCAGCAGTGGCAGCAGACACATGGCTCGCAGTCCTACGGCACGTTCTCAACGCAGTTCAATCGCTCATTCGATCCGCGCGCTTTGCAGGCTGTCTACATGGACCCGGCCGATAAGGCGAAGTTGGCAGCCACGCTGAGCAAAGACCCGTTGGCGAAGGCGCGTTTCATCGCCACCCTGAAGCAGGGCATCGCAGCCGGCATTATCCAGGCGCCATCGAATGGACAGTAGCCTTGATGCCGTCTTTGACGCGGCCGGTCGGCAGTATGACATTGATCCGACCGTTCTCAAGGCGGTGGCTCTGCAAGAGAGCCGGGGTAATGTCAACACGCCTCCATCGAGTGCCGGCGCAATCGGCCTCATGCAGTTCATGCCGAAAACCGCACAAGCGGTAGGTATTGATCCGACCAACCCGGTTGAGGCCATCTTTGGCGCGGCGAAGCTGCTCGATCAGAACCTAAAGCAGTATGGCAACCTGCCAGATGCGCTGAAAGCGTACAATGCCGGCAACCCGTCGCGGTGGAACAACCCGGAGACGGCGGCTTACGTGCCTGGCGTGGCAGCCAAGTATCAGCAGATCGTGGCCAACAAGCGCGTGCCCACGGGCGCTGGAGCGGCGGATGACGCCTTGCTGGGTAGCTTCCTCGGGGGCTCTGAGAAGCCGTCAGGCACCTCGGAGCCGACCGCTCCGACTGTCTCTCCTGGCGACGACCAGCTCCTCAAGGGTTTCCTGGCCTCTCCGGCGCCATCAGCGCCAGTGCCAGAAGCCAAGCCCGCGCCGACGCCTGAGGCAGCGGCGGCATCGGCTGCGTCCGGTATTCCCGCATCTGGGCCGCCGGGTGTTCCGGAGTGGCTGCACAATGCTGCCATCACCACGGTTGCTGGTCTCAATCGGGCTGCGCATGACGTTGGCGATCTACCCGTGCAAGGCGGCGCTTATCTGGCCGATAAGCTCGGACTGACACAGGGCGCACTTCCGGCCATGCAGGCCGAACAGGCGCAAGCGCGTGATGCGTTCCAACAGAACTACGGCAGCAATCCTCTGGCGCAAGGCGTACGGATCGCTGGCGATATTGGCGCCACGTTGCTGCCCGGCGGCTTGGTCGGAAGGGGCGTTACGGCCGGCGGCAATGCCCTGCTAGGCACGGGCAGCGTGCTGGCGCGCATGGGCACAGGGATCGCCTCTGGCGCCGCTCAGGGCGCCACGGGAGCCGCCTTGACGGCAGGAGGGTCGGATCAGCCGCTACCGCAGCAGCTTGCGACTGGCGCGGCTGTGGGTGGCGCGCTAGGCGGCGTTGTGCCTCTTGTGGGCAAGGCGCTCGGGGCTGGGACCGTAACTGCCGAAGATGCGCAGATTGCGCGGAACGCTCAGGCGATGGGTGTTCCCGTCTATGGCGGACAGATTACCGCCAATCCTATGGTCAAGTTCGCCAACAGTGTTATCGGCCGCTTACCTTTGTCCGGTGGTGGCGCGGCGGCGGAAGCTCAACAGGCAGCAATCGGAAGGGTGCAAGCGGCGGCAATGGGGCAGGTAGCCGATAAGGTGACTCCTGCCGTTATGCAGGCCGCAAAGCGCGATACCGGCAAGATTTTCGATGAGGTAGCCAGTAAGGTCACGCTTCAAGCCGATGACAATTTACTAGGCGCCCTTGGGAAAGTTGAATCGGATGTTTCGGCGCTTCCCGCCTCTGAGCAGAAGCACATTGTTTCTCAGATCACGAATATCTTGGAAGCGGCATCTGATGGCGACGGAGCCATAAGCGGCAAGACATATCAGGCTCTCACCGCCAAGGGATCGCCCTTAGATCGGGCGATGCAGTCGGGCGATCCCAATGTGAGGTACTACTCCGGTCAAATCAGGAACGCCTTGGATGATGCGCTAGAGCGGTATACCCCACCCGAATTGCAAGGAAGGCTTACACAGGCACGTAGCCAGTGGAAGGCGATGAAAACCCTTGAGGATTTGGTAGAGAAATACCCTAGCGGCAACATCCCGCCCAATGCCCTCATGGGGCCGGTGAGGCAATCCTACGGTGGAGGGGGTGACTTGGGCATGGCCTACAACATTGACCCGCCGCCTCTTGTCAAGCTAGCGCAGCTCGGCAAGCTAATTCGAGAGCCACAAAGCTCGGGAACGCCGGAGCGCTTGGCTATTCTCGGCGCCTTGGCAGACCCCACAGGACATACGGCGGCGGCGGTTGGAAGCGCGTTACTTGGGGGGCGCTTGGCAGGAGCGGCACTTCGCAGCGACGCCTTCACCAATATGCTGCTCAACCCTGGTGTGTCAGGCGTGAACCCGCTTGCGGTTCAAACGGCTCGTCAGCTTGAAGATTTGCGCGCTCGGCGGCCTTAGCCGCACGGGCTCGCGCGATGTCCTCGCGTGTCCATTTTACGATGCAAGGCAGGAACGCGAACACGAAAGCGGCGACACCAGCCTCGAACAATGCCCATTTGTGAGCGGAGCCGAGACGCACAAAACCGGGCTCAGTCAGCATTGGCGCAACCCAGATCGCGCACGCCAGCAAGAATGATGGAATGAGCATCAGGAAGGCCATTGCAGATGAGCCCCTGATCCAGAACGCGAACATAGCTACAGCAGCGACGATAGCCACCACAGTCAGCACGGCATTACGCCTTCCAAGTGTTTTAGAACGGATTCACAATGGCGAACTTTATTCCACCGGGCAAGTCCCAATTCCTAGATAGTGACGGACGCCCGTTGGTTGGCGCCAGCGTCTATCACTACATTCCCGGCACTTCGACCCCGAAGGACACATACCAGGATGCCGGCCAGACCGTCCTAAACACCAACCCCGTCATTCTCGACGCGGCAGGCGAGGCGGTCATCTTCGGTTCCGGTTCCTACCGCCAGGTTCTGATCGCTGCGGATGGCACGACCATTTGGGACGAGGAGACACAGGAGCCGGGGGCGTCGGTTGGCGATTCCACAGTCTCGGGCAATCTGTCTGTGGCGGGCAGCACGACCGCTGTTGACGTTTCGGCATCCGGAAACGTTCATGTGAGCGGAGATTTCGCAGCGGACGGCCTAACGTCCCTTGGCGGCACGACGAACACGCGAGACCTGAATTGCGGCGGCGCCCTTACGGTTTTCGGCACAACGACTTTGAGCGGAGATTTGGGCGCCACTAGCATTACGGCATCAGGCGATATCGGAGCGAACAATATCACTGCTGCTGGAGTGCTAGGAGCCAATACAATTTCCGTGTCTGGCACGTTTAGCGGCACAACGTCTGGGTGGCAGCTTACCCCAACCGGAACCAGCGCATTCAGCGGTAATTTCAATCTTGGCATCGCATCCGGAGGCGGCGTTCTGGGCACAACCTTCATTGCAGCCTCCGACGCTCGTATCAAAGTCAATGTCGAGGACGTGCCATTCGCGGATGCTTACCGCTTCATGCGGACCATGCGAGCGAAGGTGTTCATGAAGGACGGCGCGCCCGATGCCGGCTTCATTGCGCAAGACGCGATCCTGAACGGCTTTCAGCGCATGGTGATCGTCACCACCACAGACGATCCGCGCATGTCCCACGGCGACGACGTTTCACCCATCGGAAAGCGACTCAACCTGAATTACACTTACGCTACCGCATACCATCATAGGATGATAGACTATCTGCTGGATCGAATAGATGACCTACAACAGCAGATCGACCTATTGAAGAACTGAATTCCGAGCGGGGCGACAGCCGGGCTGCCACCTAGCCATCGCCCCTAACCCACCCAAGTCCGGTGAAGGGACACGAATGGGCTGCCCGATCCTTGCGGAAAAGCCAAACAGGTGCAACCGGCGCGCGGGTGAGAATCTTCATGCCCGATAGCGAGCGCGAGTTGACGTTAGGATGGTGTTGGACCCCGCCCCATCGGAGTGAACAGGTGTCCGTAGCTCCAGCATTATCCAAGTTCGTCCATTACATCGCCCGAATCTACATGCGCGAGCCTTGGCTATGCGAGGCATGGAGTGGCGCAATTGGCGTCGCGTGGGGTTTGGTGTATTTCTCGTCCGGAGCCGACATCTTCGGCACATCGTCGTTGCACCTATTAGACGAAATCTCTCACACAATATCCTGGGCATCGTTCTGCTTGGTGTTGGGTGTGTTGCAGATCGTTTTCCTGCTTGTAGACAGGAATTGTCTGCGGTGGGTCGCAGCTTTCTTTATGAGCTGGTTCCCGTGTATGGTCGTATTTTCGCTGGCATTGACCAAGCCCGTTTCGCCAACAATTGCAGTTTATGGAGGTTGGGCCGGGATCAATCTGTTTTTGATCTTTCGGCTGATTCGACGTGCGCGATAGTGGCTCACGAACCCGCTTCGCCTCTGTGGTACGGCCTCTATGGATTCTTGCCCGCCGCTGCAACCGCAGCGATTGCTTGGTTCCGGTTGTATACTGAACGGCGAGATAAGAAGGACGAAGCGGCCTCAGGGTTGCGTGACAAGCTGTTCGCCACAATGAGCGAACGGGAGCGAGAGGCGTACGAAAGGCTGGAGCGGGAGAACAAGCGGCTCACTGAACAGGTCCGTGACCTTGAAGCCGACAAGGCTGAAATAGCCCGTGACCGCGACAGGGGATGGTATCTCGCCAGATGGTGGGAAGGCTATGCTCACGACATCAAGCATAAGCTCGCGAATCTTCTGTTGCGCGCGAACGGCCGGCTTGAGTTGGCAAAGTTAAAGCCGGTTCCTGTCCCTGAAATCCATTGGCCCACATTGGAAGAGCCAATGCCCAAGCCCCGCGAGAAGCCCGATGTATGACGATCAGGAAGAGCATGAGACTCCTGAGCCTGGCACCGCTCCCGCATGGGCTGGAGTGATTCTCCTCGTTCTCATTCTAGCAGTTGCGTGCGTAGTAGTTGAAAACATCCCGTTCTAGGAACCGGACATGCTGATTGTTCTGATCGTGCTTTTGCTGCTGTTCGGCGGGTTCGGATTCTACGGAAGCAGGGCGGGGTGGGGTCCGCATTATGCTTACGGCGGCTTCGGGATCGGCGGTATTCTGCTCGTAATTCTGATCGTGTGGCTGATTGTCGGATATGGCTGGTGAAGGATCGGGGAGGGATTCGAACCCCCGAGAGAGGCTTGCAGCACTGCGGACCACTCTTCCCGTGCACAGGTGACTTCGACCGCTCGTCCACCCGATCCAGGCCCGGTCTTTCCCGACTGTCCGTCCACTGTTTCGCAGAGACCACACGGCCGGGCTGCGTTCCGGCAACGACCCCGTTCTCAACCCACCACGCTACGGTGCCTACGTGGAAAGGCGCGGGCTGGGGTTCGACCCCGACGATGTGCAACGCCGCGCCCAGCCAGCACGACCTTGTAACCACCATTTCACGAGAAATCAATGTCCTTCGATCTAACGTCCGTCGAGACGCAGTTGCTGCAAGCGCTTGGGGTCATTCTTCTTGCCATCGCAATCGCAGCCGGGCGCGTCATCCTGAAGAAACTGAATATCCAACTCACTGACGCCCAAAAGGCAGAGTTGGAGGACGTGGCAGCCAAGTCGGTCACGGCCGGCATTGTGAAAAGCCAAGACTTGATCCGCGAGAAGGGTTGGGACCATGCCGACGTGAAGAATGTCGTCGTGGCCCATGCCATCGACTATGCCATCCAGAAGTTCCCTGATGCGATGGCCCGCTCGGGCATTGACGCAGACAAGCCCGTCCAGTCAGCCGAAAAACTGGCCGATCTGATGGAGCGGAAATTCCCAGAGGCCGCTACAGCCGCCGCAGCTTCGCCCGTGACGCCTCTTGATCCGGCCAGTACGCCGCCGGTTCCTGTCGTGCCTGTTGTTTCCCCGATTACTAAATAGAGGATATCCAATGCGTTTCTTTCATCGCAGGGCGCTCTTCGCCCTTGCCGTTCTGCCTGCCTTCCTGTTCGCGGGCTGTTCATCGGACACGAACAGCACCACGCCAACGCAGATTCTGGCCGACGCCTCGGCCATCGTGAATGCACTCGGCAATGCCGTGACGCAGATTGGCGTTCAGTCGCCCGGCCTGATCCCGGATGCTCAGATCACGAAGATTAAGAGCTACATTTCCGACGCCAATTCGCTGCTTGGCTCGCTGTCGAGCAGCACAGCAGCGAACGCCTCGGCAAGCGTGCTCAATCAGGTGTGCAACGACGTGGAGGCCGTTCTTGTGACGCTCCAGTCGGCGCAGAACATCCCGCCACAGTACGTTTCGATCATTCAGGCCGCATCGGTGGTCCTGCCGATCGTTCAGGTTTTCGTCAACACCACGCTCGGCATCGTCAATCCCACGCCCGCGCCGGCCGCCGTCACGGCTTCTCGGTCGCATATGTCGGTTGAGCAGGCTCGCCACGTTCTAGGCGAGCACTGATGAAACTTGGGCGGCTACCTGCCGATCCAGCCGCCATCTCTCGTGCCCCGCAGCTCGCGGGGCACAGGATGGCCTCTGTGCCGCCGCCTCCAAAGCTTGTGCGGTCGCATATCGACTTCATGCCTGGGCTGGATGACAACGACCAGTGCGGTGATTGCACTGCGGTAGGGCTGGCCAACTGTGCGCGTGGTATGGCAGCGCTCAACGGGTTCGGGATCGATATTCCGACTGAGCGAGTGGTGGCGTTCTATAGCGCATCCACTGGCTACGATCCTGCCGACCCGTCCACCGACCTGGGCGGCGTGGAGCTGGACGTGCTGGCCTATCAGCTACAGCACGGTTTCGACCACGGTGGACAGACGAAGTTGGTTGGCACGTTCGCCACATTCGACCCCGCCGACCGCGCCATGATGGCAAACGCGATGGCGAAGGTTGGCCCCGTGTATCTCGGGGTCAATCTCGCGGAAGCCGACATGGATATGGGCGGCGCCTGGGATACAACCACGCCCGGCAATCAGGAACCCGGCAGTTGGGGCGGCCATTGCCTCATTTCGTGGGACTACACGGGCCTTGGCGATGATGACGTGGTGCGCCTTGGGACGTGGGGCATGTGGGTGCCAGCAACATGGCGCTGGATCAGAGACCGCACCGAAGAGGCGCACGTCATCCTCTGGCGTCAGCTAATGAAGGCGAGCGGACAGAACTTCGCTGGTTTGGATTACGATAGGCTCCGAGCCGACAATATGGCTTGGGTAGCATAAGGCGCCTCCGGGCGCCTTTTTTGTTGCTAGTAATAGCCGCAGCATGGCCGCGCAACCGGAATAGGCCGCATCGGATAGAACGGCTGCTGATACGCCTGCACGGGCTGCCAGCGATTGAGCAGAGCACCGATGGCGACGGCCCGCTGCTCAGGTGTGAGGTTGGCCGCTCGGTTCTGCTGAGCGCATCCCGCTAGAGCCAGCGTCACCATAGCCAAAGCGATGATTCTCATATCTATTAACCCGCCTGTTGCGGCTAGGAATCATACTCCTAAGCCGCGCCATAGCGATAGCTAATTTCTACCACCCGGCTCTAATGTCCCAACGGCGATCGGCGCCGTTGACTGAGCAGTTGCTTTTAATCAGGGGGCCTGGGTCGGAGTCCAAGCGAGCCTTCGCCGCTGCCGCACCGTTATAACCCATAGCCTGGGCATACGTCATAAGCCCGTGGAATTCTCCCTCGATGTTACCGACGCAATCCAGCGATGAGACGTTGTTCGTCACTGAAATGCGCATATACGTGTTGCCAAACAAAGCGTATCCTGGAACGTAATTCGTGTTTCCTGATGTGCCGTTGGCATACTTCATCGTCGATCCGTCGAACGCGATCGGCGCCCCGTTGCAGGTCGCGGAAATCTGGAACGTGACGATCGCAGGATTTGTGGAGTTCACATTCGTAACATAGTATGGCCCTCCTACCGACAGACCGGTGGGAAGGGTAATGACATTCGTATTATTCCCTGTGTCGCGCAGGTATAGCTTATCGCATTGCATAGGATGTATGTTGCGGTTTCCGAGGTCGGTCCTGGCGTCGATCGCGAGCATGTTTGACCCAGGCGTGATTGAAAATGTTGCGATGTTTCGAGCCGCCGCACCAGTGCTGGAGAACCCCAAGTCTTCCGGCGCCGGCCAGGATGTTGCGGAATTCCTGTCTGTCCAGGGGCTTAATCCCTGAGAGATCGCCACAAAAGTAGGGCCTAGCGTGGGGTCGAGAAGTGAGTCGGTGTAGTGCTTAAGAGAATACCCTACAAGAGCAGATGACTCCGGCATCACTCCGCGCATTAATTGGTCAGTTGCTATGATGCCATACACAACGTAATTGTTCATAAATTGGGCCTCTTGGTAAGTCCGATAGTTCTGACTTACCGCCCACAGCCCAAGGGCCGCCATAGCCGGATTGTCTGCGTAGTACGCATTCATGTAGTCAACTTGCTGCTTATTTGCATCTAGTAGGTAGGGCTTCTCTGGAGCATCGTCTGGAAGCATCGTCCATACATTTGCGACGGCCGCCATGCGCCATCCTATTGCACGGAAATTCCCGGCCGTGACATTCAGCCCATAGTAGTCTATGCCGTCGAGCGTTAAATTCCGCAGATTTACGCCATTTGAGAAGCCAGCGAATAGCCCTCCACCCACCCGTTCCAGCGCCACATCCAGCAAGTGATAGTCTCCGCTGTGTAGGTATGTCTGGAACGCTAGGCCACTTGGATAATGGGAAAAGTCTTCGCTATAGATTCCTGACGATCCGCCATTTGTGTATTCGGTCGTGGTGTTTGCCGAGCTGGCTCCTAGCGGATTAGGAAATCCTGGCGCGCCCATGCCGTAATTGGGGTTCGGCGGACTTTGGTAAGCTGTGGGCATAACGTTCGGAATGCGCTGGCTCGTGGCGTCGATCCATGATCCGCCCGCGTATGACGTGCCTAGCAGCGTGCATACGTTAGATTGCTGCCAATAGCTGACTGTGTTGGCGAATATCCGATCGGTGTCCCAAACTGGCGCCGGCTGAATCCAAGAATGCGCACCGGTTCCGGTCTCCTGCGACCATCCACATGTCGTGGCTTTCGAGTATGGGGAATAAACGTCAACCGTTCGGGTCTTGGTGGCCAGGTTCGTCCCTTCTAGGTCGTATGGCATACCAATTTTGCTTGAGCGATTGTATGCCTCGTCCTGCTGTGCGTAGATCGCGTCCTGAGCCGCGCCGTTGGCAGCCCAAAAAGGCATCCCATTCGTGTTTGCCGTCCACCACCCACTAGCCGCTTGCATTCCGATGCAGTTAGGCTTGCATTGCGTGCCATCTGCATTCACGCCAACGTCGTATGTCCGCAGACTGGTGCCGCCTATGCTCAACGTGGCGTGCATCTGCATTAGGTCCATCGGCGTGCCGTTTGCCGCTGGATTGTTGAAATCCTCTTGTCTGACCTCGGCTATGACTCTTGGCGCGTCAGCAGTTCCGTCACTCTTGGTCGGCATCCACACGTAAAATTTGCAGTACATATGCTTGGAAGAGCCGCCTGCATCATCGCTGGCGTAACCGCCATATACGTAGAGGTCCACAACCGGACCAGAGAGCGGGTGCGAAATCGGCAAACCCATGTCATTCGCTCGACAATGGAAACTCCCGGAACCGTCGTTAGCTGTATTAGTCGCGCCCTTTACTCCCGTAAAGGCAATGCCAATGTTCGCGTTCTGCACATCGATTATAGACCGACGATATGCGGTATCTTGAACGCCGTCATCGTAGCCTATGGTTAGTTGTTGCGAACCACCAGACGGTATCGAACTGTGCCGAGACCACACAGCGGCTATCTTGAGCGATCCATCCGGCCACGTCGTTTTTTGGCCTATGGTGATCGGAATAGAATTTCCGCCTGAATCTTTCACAACGACTTCACTGCCAGAAGGCACTTGCCCAACCGGGAAGCGCAAGGCGTATTCCGCGTAAGTGTTGGCAGGAGAAGGCGATCCGGCAGTGTTCAGAATAGGCCATGAGGTAAGGGCGATGAATCCACCATTGCCCTGGCTGGGTTCGGTAAGGACTTGACCGCCTACAGTCAAGACTTTTCCGTTCAACGTAAGGATTTTGTCTGCCGCACCGGATAATGCGGGCACCGCAATGCCCAAAATGCTGCATACAATAGCGGTCAGAAGCTGCCGTTGCATAGGAGAAAACCCCCTGTTCGGGGGTTTATATTGTGTCGCCACACGTTTAGTCTATAGCGTGTTAATGCTCACCTTGAACGGCGTATGCCATCTCATCCCGCAGGCTCCACGATGGATCGGAAGCGACGGCTGCGATTGTCAGCGTGAGTAGGACCGCTAGGATGATGAGGGTGATGCGGTGGGACATTGCTTGGGGTTTATGGCGTGGCTGAAAAGTCGGTCAGATCGGGCAACAGGACGCGCTCCTCGTATCCATTCTGGACGGAAAGGTTGGTGGTGATCCCAACATCGCCAAACCGGCTCGCCATCACGACGCGAACTCGCTTGCCATCATATGTGGCGAATAGGGGCGGCGCCTTACCCTGCCCGTGAGCCGGAGCGCGCGCCACGTCGAGATACGCCATGACGCACGGCGGCAACGCCTTGTCGTGCCATAGGTCGTCGCAGTGCCATTTGCCGGCACCATATTTTTCGTCCTGAGCCGCTTCGGCGTTGGCGATGATCTCTTCCGCTGTGCGCATCCGCTCGTTCCCTTCGTGGGGTTAGTGATCAACCGATGTTGTCGGGGATGGCGGCTGCCTTGAGGTCGTCGAACGCCGGGATGGCCTTCATGCCCCGGAGGGAGAGATACAGCCGCTCATACAGCACCGCTGCCGGCGTGCCGCAGTAGCTGTCGGTTGCCGACATCGCCATATCGATCGCCGCGTTAAGCGCAAGCTCGATTGAGCGGGTGGTGTTGCGCATGATGCGCTTCTCGTCGTTGGTCATCGGTCTCATCGGGGCGCGTTTTTTCCTTGTTGGGGGGTTTAGGATACGTTGAACTCATTCCCGCACGCCGGACACCGAAGCCGCTTATCGGTATCCATTGTGCCGTCGTAGTCCCGGTAGCTTACTAGCCGGATATCGGCTTCCGTGTATTCGATGATGCTGGCGCAGTTGCGGCATGTCACCCGCTTCATCGCGCTTTGGTCGGTGCCGACTATCGTTGCCATTTCTCCGCCCTCAGATTGGGGGTTATGTCAGTGCCGGGCATCCTCCGGCTGCCGCTCGTGTTGCCGCTGCATTAGTACAGACCGGCCAGAGCGTCTGCGTCACAGCACCACGCGACGCCGTGGATCGGGGTTAGGTTGCGCTGAGCGCATCGCGCCCGGCCTGGGTGATCTTCCACGTCGCAGTGCGCGGAAACGCCATGTGACCGAGCCCGGTAGGTGTGATCAGCTGCTTGTCGCTCAACGCGCTAAGCGTGCCAAGCGAGACGCGCATTCCGTAGGCGCTTCCGGGTTCAGCGGAGAGCTTGGTCAGGGCCTCGATCTGGCGCTTGGTCAGTTTCATGGCTTCCTCGGATGGGGGTTTAGGGTGTCAGCGGGCTGGCATAGTAAATTGGTTCGGCTTCGCCATACACGGACCAGCGCGTAACCACTCCGTCCTGATCCCGAATCTCGAACACCTCTCCGTGACCATCTCGTATCATGTGGCGCTCCTCCTGGTCCCACTTATCGGCCGCCGCTTTCGCTGCAAGCCAAGCGTCGTAGGCCATGACGACATCCCAATCATCGTCCCTCGTGAATTTGTCCAGGTGCCGCCACTCGAATGGCTTCTTGGGCATCCGCTCGTTCCTAGATATGGATTAGGTGAAGTTTGTCCAAAGCCACGCCTCGGCCTCGGCAAACGTGCCGAACATGTCGGACGAGCGGTCGTTCTTTAGGGCGAATGCCCAGAACTGCTTGCCGTCCGGAAAGACGGACCCGACCTGCTGACCACGCAGGAAGCACATGATGCTGTTTTGCTTCGTGCGCTTCGTGGTGAAGAAGCGGGCTTCGATCTTGCGGGCCATCTCGCTCTCCGGTGTTTCTGTTCGTGTGCATTCAGTAATTGCAATCTATCAGGAACTGCGATATGGTGTCAACACCAGAACGCACAAAGGCTCCGAATTTCCAGTGTCACGTGTCTATCTCTCCAACATCGCGCCGGGATGGCCCATCGAGCGGCAAGAGGCTGTGCTTGATGCGAAGCTGCCGGGTTGGCGCAAGATGGCGATCTTCCGCGATGATGACGTGACCGTGCGCCAGCGCCGCGAGCGTGACCCGGAAGTGCTGGGCGGCCGGATCGCCGCGTTGAGGCCAACCACGCGAACCAGCGTGACCGATCTGCATGTCGCAGCTCTGCCTCCGCTTGCCTGGGGTGCCGATGACTTCCGGTTCGTGCTCACGAAGCTAGGCGCCGGCAACTACGCTTTGGTGGCACACGAGACTGGCACGCGCATTGAGCCACGCCCCTCTAAGGCCGTCCGTGATGCCGCAGTCGAGGAGTTCAAGGCGACCCGCAAAAAGGCTTCCGACGAGGCGTCCAGGCTCAAGGGAGCAGCGGTGTCAGCCGAGAAGCGGAAGGCTGCCACGGATGTCGGGATCGCCCGCATAGAGGAGCGATGGCGGATGCCGTCGAACAAGAAGATGGCGGAGCGCTGGGGGATGCCCGATCTAGAAACATGGTCCACCGAGACCCTTCTGAAAGAGGCTGGCGGCATCTCCTACAACACGGCTGCATCTCGCCTCAAAGGACGTGAGATCGCGCAGGCCCGCTATCGGGCGGAACTCAAGAGGAGGCTCCTTCGTGAGCAACGAAAAGCAGACTGAAACCGCTGACATCGCCCTTCATCCGGAACTGGCCGCAGCGGCGCATAGGCTTCTCTGCACTCCTGGATTGACGCGCGACACGATCGCTCGCATCCGCCGAGACATGCACATGGATAAGCCCGAGGCTGAACAAATCGAGATGGATGTCACCGATGGCCGCTGATCCGAAAACGGCTCGCGCCGATAGAACGCAATGGGAATACAGGTTCCTCATCCAGTCGCAAAGCGAGTCCGTCAATGTCGATCGCCTGAACGAGCTGGGCATGGAGGGGTGGGAATTAGTTCACGTCGGGCACATAAACTTCATTATGAAGAGAGCGCGAACGGAGGCAGCGGCCTACGACTGCTTGAGGACGACCTCCAACTACATCCCGTGCCCAGTTTGCGAGCGTCTACCCGGCGGGGGTTTCCTCTGCCGACACCGACTTGGGTGCGGCGCCGATCAAGGAGTCATCAATGGCTGATACTACGAAAACGGCCGTCGTCGCCGGCCCGTGGGTAGCGGAGGCTCGCGTCTGCGAGGATGCAGAGGAGCGGGGCGTTGCGGTGGTCGCCGTCGTGCCGGAGGTTCATCGCAACGGCTTTGACACTCCTACACGCGGGATCGTGGCTTGGGTCCACAGCGGGATCGGCGCCTGTGCGACTGACGATCAGGCGGTTGCTACTGCCACGCTTATTGCGTCTGCGCCAGACATGCGCGACGAGATCGAGCGGCTGCGCGACGAGCGAGACAAGTTCGAGCGCGCCTGGAATGACGTATCGGATCGGTATGAAGCGTTGCTCAATCAGCTTGGAGGCACGGATGCCTGACCGAACGGAAACTGCCGAGTTCCACGTCGGATTTACTGGCAGCCGACGCCCGATGACCCGCCCGCAGGCCGAGACTGTGGGCCGCATTCTGACCGGCGATTGGTTCCATCACGGAGACTGCGTTGGGTCGGATGCGGAGGCTCAATCGCTAGCACGCCTCGCTGGAATGAGGATCGCGCTACACCCGCCAGCCAATCGGTCAATGCGCGCATTCTGCGTGGCTGATGTTTCCCATGAGCCAAAGGACTACATCGCGCGGAACCACGATATTGTGGACGCCACAACGCGACTGGTTGCAGCTCCGTCAAGCCACGAGGAGGAGGTTAGGTCGGGAACCTGGGCAACGATCCGTTACGCCCGTCGCCAAGGCAAGCCAATCACAATCGTCTTCCCGGATGGGAGTGTCAGGAATGAATAGCGATCCGGATACGGCTCCAGGAGACAGCCTGGAGATGGCAATGCTCATTGTGGCACGATGCCGGAATGAGGGGCGCGATGCAAAGCTGGCGGGACAGCCAGAGTCGGCCTGCCCCTACGACGAGGAGCTGGAGCGATCAGGTTGGCTCGACGGATGGAGCCGGGCATGAGCACCAACGACC